TCTTTTGTGTTAAGTAATTTTTTATCGTCTTTTTCAAAATCTTTAATATTTTGTTGTAATTTATTGTCATACAACCTTGACATTTCATTTTTTGTAAACATAAAGTTTACCCCCTTAAATTAATAGTCAACTTGAATATCGTTGCAATTCTAAGTTGCCATAAAAAAATACCGCTATATGCTCATGATACGGCGGTATTTTGAGTAAATGTCAAATCTCTACTTTGCATAGTTTTCACGCAATTTGTGTTGTATTCATTGTGTTACATGCTATAAAGCAATGCGACTTAGACGCATAAACAACGGCGGGATAGTATATCCCTATGTTGCTGGCACACAATTATTTCAAATTGCAATATGCAATTGCTACCACTACTATCTCATTTCTCTAATAGTAGTTTATTAAATGGGCGGTAGCATACGCGGTTCAAAACGCGTATATAGTTATCACTTTTTTGTTAGGTGACTTGCCCCGTTTTATCTCATGGCGTGTGATAAAACACGCTTTATACCCTGACTTTTTGAGGTAGACTTTTTTACTACTACTTGCTTTTGTTGTGTAGTTTAATCTACACCACTACTTGCTTTTGTAGTTGTCTTATAAAGTTTTAAATGTTCAGTGACGGCAACCGCCGCCGTAAGTTTCGCAACTTACATAAACGGGGCGGGCTTATGGCGAAAATGCGAAAACCCCTTTAATGGAACGGGTGTGTGCGTACGTGTTTATATATAGCGTGTTTATATAAGTATAGTAATCCCACCCCTACCCGTGTGCGTGTTCATACTATATGCTTAATAGTTTACACCCACAACTCACCCCAAAATCTTTTCCACCCCACCCCCTTGGCTCTCCTCCCATTCCTCCCCATATATAATTTTTAAAATTTTTCGTTTTACCTTATAGAAGCCCAAGAAAAGAGACGGGTTTCTAAGGAGGTAGATATGGCAGAATTTGCTAGTAAAGGTGTCGCAGGAAGCGGCTTAGGTTTAGGTATTGCCGGAACAGCCCTTGGTTTATTAAATAACAGAGGTTTGCTCAATGGTGTATATGCTAACGAAGCTACTTGCAGCGAAAACACACCAGTAAGTAGATACGAACTAACACAAGAATCTAAAATAGCAGAATTACAAAGCCAAATAGCTTTGAGGGACGCTAATACTTACAACGACCAAAAATTATTGGAAGTTTATAAGTATTTTGATGGTGAACTTAAAGATATTCGTGCTGGACAAAGCGACAAGTGGACAGAACAAGCTGTTATTAACTGTCAAAACAGTTCTGGCTTAAAAGTATTGGCTAGTCAAGTAGCAGATGTTACAGCTACTGTAGATAGCATTACTAAAACAGCTGTTCCATCGAGTGCTATCTGTAACTTTGGTTGCGGATGTAACAATTATTAAGAGGTGTGACAATGGCATTACAAACTTATACATCGGCACCTGAGACGCCGATAACTTATGCTCAAAATGCAAACATTACTTTTGAGATAAATGGAGAGAACTCTACGAGTCAGTGTGTTATACATTCTCCAGGAGCACAAACAGTCACTATAAAAAGAGCCGGCTTATACTTGGTTAGTTTTGACGGTATAGTTGCTAACAATACTTCCGCGTCAGGAAATGTTGGTGTACAATTATTCTCTAATGGGAATGCCGTGGCGTACGCTAAATGTGTAGCTACTTCTGGTTCGGCTACTGACGTGGTTCCACTACAATTCAGTACTTATGTCAGAGTGTTGCCTAGCTGTGCGTCAATAAATAACACAACAACTTTGACCGTCTCTAATGTTGGCGTGGAAGCTAACTATTTTTTAAGTAATTTAATGGTAGCGAGGGTAAGTAATTAATATGAGAATAACCACAGAACAGTTGCAAAGAGCAGTTGCTAACTACTTCGACGAAGAAATCGGTAGTAAAGCAACAGGCTTTAAGAAATTTGCGTCATATTTTATGATGGCGTCACTAGAGAACAAAATTCCACAGATGGCGAGTAAATTTGCCGACATAGATGGCTATATTAATGTAGATGACATGTATAATAACGCTAAAATGGCTATTAAAAAGAGCGGGCAATTCGTTCTGTGGGATATCATATTCGACGAGAGAGACGTCGACAAACTATATTCACAAATAGAGAGGGTGTATAACAATGGGACACTATGACAAATTGTCTGAGGAGCAAAAAGAAAAAGTATACTATAAGGTATGTAATATGTTAGACGAGGAACAAAAACGTGAGCTAGAAGATATTATCTACGTCACTGTCCATGGCGAGCACCTTAGCGACGAGATGGCTAAAGATTGGGTTAAGGGTATGGTTAATAAAGACGGCTCCACGGGCGAGCACTTTAGTTGGGAAACCGCTAAAGCTCTTAAAGATGACTACAATATAAGCGACCTCCTAACTAGCGAGGTATATGCAGTGATGAATATGATGTGGAGCGACTACTATGACGTCATAAAAAATGACACTGACGCCTATATCAAACTCACACGAGATTGGCTAACTGATAAAGACGCCCCTGAAGGCAAAACTTATAAATATTTTAAAATTTTTAAAAAATAATTTCCAAAAATGACCCCCTCAATCGTTTTAATATATAGAGGGGGTTATTTAATATATGACAGAAAAGCAGAAACAGCGTGCATACGCCACTAGAATGGAGCATATAAACCTTAATGGTAAGAAAGCATTACATAAAAAATGGAAAGATATTGCGTCTGAATTGTCTGAAAGAGAAATAACTTTAGCGGAAATATGTGACCCCGACAGCCCTAAACAATTAGGTCTCTTGGAGATGGCTAAAAGCCAGAAAATGTCACTAGGAGACCTAACTTTATTGAGACAATACAGCGAGGCAATAGTGAACGGAAGCACTAAAGCAGCTGAGTTCATAAGAGATACTATGGGAGAGAAACCAAGTACTCAATTACAAATTGAAGAAAAACCATCAGGACTAAAAGAAATGTCACTAGATGAGCTAATTGAGCTAAGAGATTTATTGAAGAAGGAGAGAGATGTGTAATTATTGTGTATATGTTCACATAAATAAATTGAACAATAAAAAATATGTAGGAATAACTTGCGATAAGCCGTCAAAAAGATGGAAATGCGGTAAAGGTTATATGCACAATAAATATTTTTATTCGACAATAGAAAAATACGGTTGGGATATTTTTGACCATGTGATATTGATAAAAAATATATCTAAAAATCTGGCTGAAGAATTAGAAAAATATTATATACGTTTTTATAAAAGTAACGAGAGAGAGTTCGGATATAATATTGAATCGGGTGGAAATTTAGGTAAAAAGGTGTCGGAAGAAACGAAGCGAAAATTATCAGAAGCTACTAAAAAACAAATGACAGAAGAAGCTCGTATAAATTTAAGAGAACACGCTCTTAAACAATTTGAATTAAAAGGACATCCGTCTTTGGGAAAAAAGATGAGTGAAAAGACCAAGATGTTGCAACGAAATAAAAAGACATGTTTGTTTAAAGGAATAAATCAATATGATTTGGAAGGTAATTTAATAAAACATTATGATTGCCTACACGATGTAGAACGAGAAACAGGATTTTTTAGAAGCGCGATATCTAATTATTTAAAAGGAAAAAGTAAATATTGCTATGGTTTCCATTGGGAATATAGCGAAAAAGAGGAGGAAGAACGAACTGATGACAACTAATCCGTTCGAAATGCCGATAGATGAGATTGAGCATGAGATTGAGCTTAGGAAAGCCAGAAGTACTTATTTAAACTATGTCATGTACACAAACCCTGGTTACAAAGCTTCTAAATTTCATACTTATCTGTGCAATGAGGTTCAGAAATTCATAGAAACAGATACGTCTGCGGCATTCGACATTTTGTTGTTGTCGGTTCCTTAAGTCCACCACAATTTGGTAAGTCGACCACCGTCACGGAGACATTACCTGCCTATTATCTTGGAAAAAATCCAGACAAAAAAGTTATTATATGTGGATATAATGAAGACTTTGCTATCAGATTTGGTAGACGTAACAGAGAAAAAATACAAGAGTATGGTAATGACCTATTTCCTAAATGCGTGTTAGCCGACTCGCCTTGTTCTAATGTCGAATTCGAAACTACTCTTAAGGGAAGATGTATTAGTCGTGGTATCATGTCAGGCTTGACCGGTAATACTGCTGACTTATTCATAATCGATGACCCTATTAAAAATAGACAAGAAGCGGACTCACCGACAACAGTTAATAATATTTGGCAAGAATATCTAAACTCAGTAAGAACTCGTATCAAACCGGGTGGTAAACTAATAGTTATCCAAACTAGATGGGTCGAGAACGACTTATATGGAATGATAGAAGCTAACGAGATTAACGTAACTAAAATAAATATTCCTTGCGAGTGTGACAGTGAGGACGACCCTCTAGGACGTGAGATAGGCGACAGCTTGTGTCCAGAGATTGGTCGTGGTAAAGAATGGTTAGAAGCTTTTAAAAAAGTTTACATTGGTAAAGAAGGCTCCAGAGCCTGGACTGCTTTGTATCAAGGAAAACCTACAGCACTAGAAGGAAATTTAATAAAAAGAGATTGGTGGCAATATTATAAGGAAGAAGAAGTAAGCAATCTTCCATATAAGATAATATCTGTCGACGCGGCGTTTAAAGACGGAGACGACAACGACTATGTTGCCATACAAGTCTGGGGTAAGACAAGAAATACTTATTATTTATTGGATTTCATAGAAGAACATTTAAACTTTGTAGAAACCCTAGACGCTATAAGAAATTTACATGCTAAATATGATGACATTTGGTATACATTAATAGAAGATAAAGCAAACGGTAGTGCTATTATTAACGTGTTGTCATCAGAAATAGACGGAATAATACCAATAAACCCTGAGGGCGGTAAGATATCAAGAGCTAACTCTGTTACTCCTGCTATTGAAGCTGGTAGGGTTAAATTACCAAGATATGCAGATTTCACTAAAAAATTTATTGACGAGTGTGCTGCATTTCCTAACGGAGCTCATGATGACTCTGTTGACGCCATGTCACAAGCTTTGAATAGAATGATAAACGTTGACGCTGATGTAGAAAATCCAAAAAGTATCAGATATACTCATTGGACAGAAGATATGTTCGAAGATTATGACAACGCTAACGACGAGCTAAAAGTAGAGCTTCTGAATATTTGGGGTAGTCCATTAGAATGGAAAGACCCTGACGATTAAAGTTACATCATAAGAAGCTATGGTGTGGCGATAAATAGCCTAAATCGATAATTAAACGATGTAACCTTCGAGGAGGCTAAAGTTAGTATCGAGGTCATGCTGCTCGTAAAAATAGCATAATATATGTGCCTCCTAGTTTGCTTCCTATGAGCTAGGATTAGACGTATATAGTTAGAGCGGCATGAGACTATGGGAGATAAAATGACTAATAAAGAAAAGAAATTTCATTATTGGAACGACTTATATATAGACGCTAAGAGTAAACGTAAGAGCATTGATGAGCGAATCGAAAGGCGTAATAAATTATACAAAGGAACCGGCGAGGTAAGAAACTTAAAGACTGGCGAGATAAGTTCTAAAAAAGCAATTTGTCTTAGAAACATGTGTTTTGAATTAATCGAAACTCAAATCAACAACTCAGTTCCATATCCTAAAGTAACGCCAAGAGACGATGAAGATGTTGATTTAGCTCTTGAAATAGAAGGATATCTCAGAAGTGAAATGGATAGGCTTCAATCAGAAGTTATTAATGATAGGTCTGAAAGAGAAGTTTATAAACAAGGCACTGGCTTCTATATGGTCGGCTGGAATAGTGAAGATAATACTCCTATCTCTAGAGGTGAGCTTACTGTTAAATTTTTACCTTTGAAATGTGTGTATCCTCAACCAGGAATCAAAAATATAGAAGACGCTGAATACATCTTCGTAGAAGAATTAGTTTCTTTGAAAAAAATAAAACGCATGTATGGTGTAGACGCTCCTGAATCAGGAAATTTCAGAGGAATGAATGTCTTGGTTACTGCGTATTATTTGAATGACGATGGATATCTATCTAGATTTGGTTGGATAGAAGATTGTGTCATTTTCGATGAAGATTATTACGAATTAAGACAGTTTAGAAGATGTAAAAAATGCGGGGAAGATGTTCCTGAAGCTAAGATTTGTCCTACTTGCGGCAATAAAACTTTTGAGTGGGTTGCTGAAGAGGAAGAAACAATGGCTGAAGACATCATCTCTTATGACGAGAATGACCCTGAAAATTCATATATAATGGTTAAAGCCGGAAATAGAGTTCCATATTACAAAATTAAACAATTGCCATTTGTGTTGAGAGCTAACATTTCTGATACAGATGGATTATATGGAATAAGCGATATTGATATCTTGGAAAATAACCAAGAAAGCTTGAATAAAGTATTGACTAAGATTCAAGAAAACATTCTCAAAGGCGGAGCTATTGTTACAGTTCCAACAGGATGTAATGTTCCTAATACAGATGATACTTTAAAAATTGTAAAAATTAAAGATCCTAATTTAGCTAAAGCTTTTAATGTTCAAACATTCCAAGCTAATATTCAACAAGACGATATTTTCCAAGACAGGTCTTATAATTTCGCGAGAAGTTCTCTTGGAATTACAGATAGCTATCAAGGAAAAAGAGACCCTACCGCTGAATCAGGAAAAGCCAAAGAAATATCAGCAGCACAAGCTAGTGGCAGATTGGAAAGTAAACGCAGAATGAAAGACGCTGCTTATGCTGATTTATATAAATTAATGTTTAAGTTCTTATTGGCTTATTGCGATGAACCAAGAACATATACAAAATTCTCTCCAACAGGAGATGTGATTAAAGGTAAATTTAATCGTTACAATTTCTTAAAAGAAACTGATGACGGTGAAATTTATTATAATGATAGATTTTTATTTAGTGCTGATAATGCTAGTTCATTAGCAACTAATAGAGAAGCTATGTGGAAAGAAACATTGAGTAATTTCCAAGCAGGTACATTTGGAAATCCTGCTGACCCACAATCATTGTTATTATTCTGGAATACAATGAAAGGATTGGGATATCCATTAGCTGAAGAATCTTTAATGTCGTTGAGACAACGTATGCAACAATTACCTTATGAATTACAACAAGTAATAATGCAAAATCCACAAATATTACAACAATTACAGGCGTTAGCTCAACAAGGAGGTTCTGAGAATGTTTCAAATAGTCAACAATAAAGTATTGATTACTAGAGGACAGAGTGCAGTATATTCCAGAGAAGTTAGACGTAACGACGACGATAAGTCGCCATATGTATTGCCTAATTGGTGTGATGTTGATTCTGATGGAAATTTAGGATATTTACAAGAAGACGGAACTTTCAGTGGAATAAGATTTCCTAAACTTAGATTTTCAGTTAAGAAAAATATTTATTCTACTGAGAGATTATTGGATTACTATTCTGATATAATTCCAGATACAGTAGTTGTAGCTGATATAGCTAAGGACGCTAGTGGTCAGTATTATGATTTGACAGACGGAAATAAATTTTTAGATGTTGTGCCTGAAAACGGAAGACTTTATTTTGTAAGAACAGGCGGTGACTATGTTGGTCAAATCTTCAAATATGATGAAGATACTACGTCCTACGTTGGTGTTGTGGATTATTTGCCATTATTTATGACACAAGAAATTCAGACTTATGTAGAAGGTACAACAACACCAAAATTTGATAGATTGTTCAAACAAAAAATCGGAGATTCTTATAAATATTTTTATTTCTATCATAAAGCTAGGACAGGAGACGATTCCAAAATTTATCATTGTGTAATAAATATTCCTATTGGAGCAGGCGATACAATAAACATTGCTCCTGGAACATATTATTACGAAATAAGCTTGATTTATAAAGAAAATGATGAAATAACATATAAAGAGGTTTTATTGGAACCTACAGAATTTATTATAGGAGGAAGCAACGTAAATGACTAAAGAAATATTGTTGACACCAGTGAGAACATCTGATACTCAAAATACGTCAATGGTTTCTCCTAATACACAAACATTATATGCTCCTAGAGCAAATCAGGAAAAACCAGACGAATATGGTTTGGTTAATTTCAAACAAATAAATGAATTGGATGAGAAAACACTCAACAGTGCTAAAGCGTATACTGATTCAGAAATAACAAAATTAAAAGAATATGTAGACGAACAAGACGATAAAGTTTTAGAAGACGCTAAAGCGTATACTTATTCTAAGAATGAGATAGATACTAAAGACGCTAATACACTCAACAGTGCTAAAGCTTATACTGACGAAAGAATTCCGGCGACTTTAAATGAAAGTTATTATACAAAACAAGAAGTTGACGAAAGAGACGAAGATACATTAAATGAAGCTGAAGAATATACTAGAGCATATACTTACGATAAAGCTACAATAAACAATAAAGTTGACGATGTTAAGAAATTAGCGGAAGGCAATTTAAAAGCATTAAGTTTTGATAATGACAATCAAATCAAAGAATGGATTGCGGGAACATATACTTATACCGATACTGTTACAGGAGAAGTAATTACTCCTGATGATACATTTATTGGTCAAAATATTTATAACAAAAATTTAACACAAAGTGATTATTGGGTGTCTAAAAAACCGATTACTAAAATTGAAGATTTAACTATTTTAATAACAGATAAATCTACATTAAACGCTTCGAATGTGATGTTTGATTCGTCTAAGAAAAATGTATTGACAGCGACTAATGTTCAAGACGCTATCGATGAGATTTCTTCTGATTTTGCCGATAAGAATTTCGTATATGAACATGCAGGATATCAAACACAAGTAGATTATAATGCTATTCTAGAAAATAACATAATCAAATGTACGTTAGATGAAACAATATCAGACCTAGAATTATATAACAATACGACATATTTAATTCACATTTATTTACCATTGGTTACTTTGACCGGTGAATTAGATGATTCTTATACTTTCCAATTAAAAGATAAGGATGGGAATATAATCAATCTCAATACCATTTATCAAGAAGACATAACGAATACAGCTAATGTAGGAAATATGTGCCAAGTTCAAGAATATGATATTGGTATTGGTTATTCTTGGACATTTGACGCTCATTATAAAATCGTAACTGAAAACAATACGACAGTGAGATTATTTGTTACTGATACTATCATCAGAGAAACAAATACAAGTATGAGCGGACAAGCATTGTATACGGCAATTAATAATAGTAAATTAGCACCAAATACAACTGTTCTTTGTATGAGCGATTATACAAGCAACGGAACAACTTTTACAAAAGGTCATAATTATAAAATTATTGGAGACTATAGTAGCGGAGAATTAATTTTAAGTTGGGAAGATATTACTCCTACTTCATCTACTCCTTCTGGAGAATATGTTCAAGAAACCGTAACAGTCACTAGAGACGAAAGTACTGATCCTGAAGCTATTAATCCAGTTACTTATTCTGGAACAGTTAAAAATGAAGGCGATCGAATATTACTCAAAGTCGACAAGTATGAGGGTGATGGCGAAATCTTTATTCCGAAAACATTAGCTTCGATAAAATTAGATAAGAATGGTGTTACAATTCCAGGATTGACACAAGATTACAGTATAGTTGAAAACGAACCAACAGATAAATCTGAAGGCAAAATGATTTATTTGAGAAAAGTAACTAGAATTGGAAAGTGTATTGTAGATAAGACTAAACCTAATGATACGTTTTATTCGTCACCAGATGGATTGTATTCTAAAATTACTTCTGGTACGATTACTGTAACTGAAGCTGAAAACTATGAATATTTAATATCTAATACCGAAAGTAGTGAATTAGTAATTGGACAAACTCCGGTTTTTGTTTTAGGATATATAAATTTAGGCGAAATACCCGCATTAACTCAATATACTTCTGGAACAACAATAACACTACATTATAGGTTGAATGGTTCATCTACTGAATTAACAGATACTTTAACGTTAGATTCTGATAGTGATATGTGGATAGGAAGCAAATTAACAGTATTAAAAAGCAAAAGCATTTATTCGAGTTTGTCAGATTTATCAGATGATTATTATTCAGTAACTATTCAAGATGACAAAGCATTTAATGTAGGTTCAGTAACTTCTATCGAAATTACAAAATTGCTCCTAGGAGACACTTCTGTTATTGTTAGAAAAGATATTTCAGAATTCGATAGTTCTAACTTAAAAATAGCAGATGGTACTCAATATAAAAGTTTAATTGAGATGTTTGCTGTTGAATTACAAATACCAATTATAAAGGATTTCACATAATGGCACAATATATTAATGGAGAAGAATGTACTAGAATAGGACTGAAAACTAGAAATACTGTTGAGGATTTTACTATCGATAAGGGCGTGAATACTTTAGGGAGTTCTGTTTATTCTATAACTAGCTATTCAAAAACACCAGATTCCACATTGACAACGATAATTCCAACAACAATAAAAGCTGTTCCTTTGGGTACCGTTACTAAAATAGGAGCCAAGTTGTCTACAGGAACAGTTACTTTATATCATAATTTTATCCTTACTGGAGGGACTGTAACATTAGTTTCTGAAAACGGCGAGGAAGACGTTCAAACAATATCGAGTAGTAATCGTGATTTACAGATAAATTCTCCGTATATTTATCTCAAACATATTTCCGGACGGATATATTCGACTAGATTTAGAAGGCTATATTCTAAAATAATAGAGTTCCCAGTTATATGCAATAATAAAATTTATTATTCTGCAGGAGACCTTCCTGTTTCTGGTTCGTCGTTTGATTATTCTGGAGAATATACACTCGAGAGATATGAAGATGGCGGAGACACGAAAATATCTTCGGTTAAAGCTACTAATCTTGAAGGGAAAGTTATCATAAGACCTGAGACAAATATGGCTATTTCCGCGTTTAGTAAAGTTAATGGTGTAGCATTTTCAGATGGGGTTACGACTATTCCTCAATCTGCATTTGCTCACTCACCAATAGATGAGCTCGAATTTCCAGATTCAATAGAAAGCATTGATACATATGCATTTTATAATCATAAATGTAAAAGTATAACGATACCGGATACGGAACATGAGATATCAATAGCTACGAGTGCGTTCAATAGTCCTTATTTAGAAGAATTTCATACAACAAATAAAAACATCAAATTCACTCGCTCTAATATTGGTTCGTCTATACAGGCTTTGACGCCATTCTATAATACACCATTTAGACAAAAAGTGATGGATGAGCAAAAAGGAATCTTGTGTAGAGATGGAACTACAATAGATACGAATGCGGGTCACAATTATTTAATAGGAATTCCAGGAGGACAATGGGGAATTAGTAGACAGGAGGCTATTGCAGGGAATGAAAAATATTCTAATAGTTTATTGTATGCATCAAACGTAGACCATCTTACCTGCGGATGTGGAGCGGGTGGAGTCGACCATCAGATTAGTGTATTCCAAGTGATAGACGCGGGCTCCTTTAAATATGTGGATGATTACGCTTTTAACACCAAAGGCATTGCGGATTTGAATTTGGGAACGCACAAAGGAAGTTTCGGTATATTAGAATCTATAGGAAACAATGCGTTCGCTTGCCAGATGTATAGGGACGCTTTCTATATAGAGAGTACGAAAACGTATTTAGCGTTTACGCATAATCTCAAAAAATTAGGAAATAATAATTTTAATAGTACTTCTTCGTGGGCTGAAGAAAATCCATCGTTGTTGGAAACAATTTATTTTCAGAGCGAGAACTTATATAAAACGCAAACATCTAATATACAATCAATAGGTAGTAATTGTTTTAATTATCACCCAAATTTAAAAGATGTGTGGATAAATGCTCCGACACCACCAAATTTAGGTTCTGGTTGCTTTACAAATTGTCCAGCATTAGAACACATATACGTTCCTGCGGGAAGCGTAGATTTATATAAAACAGCAACTAACTGGGTTGCGTTTGCAGATAAAATAACTGCAATAGAATAGGAGGTTTATATGATTGGAGATATCATAAAAGCAAGCAAAGGAAAAGTGTTTAGACGTAAATTAGATGGAACGATAGTTGGAGATGAGGTTTTTCTAGGATATATCTATATCGTAAACGGAGAATTTTTAGACGAACCAATTATAGAAACGCCAAATGATTACGAAGAAATAGACGACCCAGATTACATTCCAGAAGAGGAGGAAGAATATGTCGACGACGAAGACATTTAAGGGAATTATAAAATTAACAGACGCTCAATATACTACGTTAGAAGAACAAGGTAGCATTACTATTGATGGAGAAACAATAACTTATAATCCTCAAGAATACGAGTATGTGACACCCGCTTCTCAATATGCTCCTGACGCTGCGATGAGTTCTACTTCTAAAAATCCTATTCAAAATAAAGTTGTTAAATCTTATATCGACACTGAAGTAGCGAAAAAACAAACTAAATTAACCGCAGGAACTAATATCACAATTTCAAGCAGTAATGTTATTTCCGCCGTTGCCAACGGTAGTTTTGTTAAAACAGAAACATATGACAACACTACTCTTGGAGACCATATCGAAGAAATAATTGGTTATGCAAATAACGAAAACGGAGGAACATTGCTCAGAATTGGTTTCAAATTAGGAACTACGGCAATAACCGGAACTCGCAAAAATGTATCCGTTGCTACAGATACTGGTGCGATTACAGTAACAGAAGCTGCTGGAACAATAATGAATGCTGGTGAATTTGTTTATATGACACCAGGGGTATTGAGAAGTGGTTCGACAAGCGGCAAAAAAATAACATTTATTTGTGCAAATGATACCGACTTGCATAGTAATAGTAATATTGATATTAGCAATATTGACGGAACAAATTCAGTTACAATTTCGGGTCAAGAATTTGGATATATGCCAACTTCAATCGATACAATCTATTATGTTAATATTGACATAATGAGTGCTTCGCTTGAACATTTAACGATTGACCATTACGTCGTGTAGGTGATATATGCCTTTAAATAAATCTTGTAGTAAAAAAGCATTTAAACAAAATGTTAAAACAGAAATTAAATCGGGCAAGAGTAGAAAACAAGCTCTCGCCATCGCTTATGCTACTAAGCGAAAATGTAAATAGTTATTCTTGGCTGCAAAACGGTCTGGCAACCGAACCTCGCCAACAAAAATGCTAAAGGAAACATTTATATGTTTGAAAATGAAATGGCTGCTAATGTTGAGAATCTTGATTTGACCCCACCAGTCGAAACAGAAGAACAACCTACCTCGCCAGTAGAACCAGAGACCGAACCAGCAATAAGTAACACTAAAGCTTATTCAGAAAGGTTGAACAAAGACCGTGAAAGAATAAGAACTGAAGAAAGAGAAAATATTGCTAAATCATTCGGTTATGAAAATTGGGCTGAATATCTTGACGCTCAAACTAATAACTCTTTATTGGAGAAAGGTTTAGACCCTGAACAAATTAAACCTATCATTAAAGACGCTATTAAAAACGACCCTGATTATATCGAAGCGATGAAGATTAAACAGGAAAAAGAACAGTTAGAAGCTACTATTTGGGCTAATGACGAACTTAAGCGATTGAACGAAAAATTCTCGTTAAAAATCAAATCAATAGATGATTTGGGAGAAGATGTTCAAAACATGTGGAAATCCGGAATTCCATTGGAAAAAGCTTATGCCGCTAATCATTATGAAGAATTGAGAAGTGCGGCAATAAAAGAATCTAGGAAATTAAATGACGGAAAATCTCACTTGAAAGACACAAATGACGGAAATAATGTTCAAGTCAAAACGGTGTCTAATGAACAAATGAGATATTTCAGAGCGTTAAATCCTAACGCGTCAGAAGACCAAATCAAAGCTTATATAAATCGCAAATAATTTATATAGGAGATTATAAAATGAAACTTTACGCATTTAATAAATACGCGTTTGAAGACATCAGAACTGGCGGATTGTCAACACCAATCAGCTCAGAAGCAGATAGTGCTACTGGTACATCAGTAACATACTGCGTTCTTCCAGCTAGTTATACAATTGATGGAAACGCTGTAAAAACAATTCCATCAGGAAGCATTATTCAATTTGCTTTCACAGCAGGAGATGACACAGCGAATTCTAAAAAAGATAACAAAATCGAAATTAAATATGTTGCAGATTTAGGTGCTAATACATTGGTTGACCATGACCTTGGCGATAAAATCAATGACGTTAAAGCTAGTGCATACGCTTTACTCGCAGAAGACTATACAATCGGCGACAGAAAAATTGTTTACTACATCGTAGAAAATACATCAAATGTGGAGGTTAGATAATTATGGCTATAATTTTTAATATTGGCGAAACAGTAAAGCTTTCTTGCTTCAACGTATTACTTGAACCTATTCAAATGATGTTAGAAAACGAAGTAGAAGCTTTCGAAAAACAAAGTTTATTGACAAAACTTTTTAGAATGAATACAACAGATAGATATGAAGAAAACTTCAGGTCTAGAACATCAATGGGCGGATTCAAACCAACAGAGGATTTGGAACCAGCTCACATTTCAGATTTTGGTGAAGGTTACAGAAAAACTTTCAGAACACAAATCTGGACAAACTCTTTCGTTGTTTCAAAACAAACATTCGAAGATAATCAAATGATGGATATTAACCAAGACGCTGTAGGTTTCATTCGTTCATACGGAAGAACAAGAGAAATGTATGCTTTCGCAATGATTTCAGGTGCTCTTTCAGGACAATGCAACTTCGAAGGTAGAAACTTCGATTGCCGCGGTTTCGATACTACAGACGGTAGCGTTGATGGTAGCGGTACTCCACAAGTATTCTTCCACAACAAACACAAAGGTGCTGGAAACCCATCACTCGAACAATCAAATAAATTCTATGTACACAACAATCAAGGTACAGGTATTAACTTAAACAGCGATAAAGCTCATGAAAAACTTTTGAGAGTTATCGGAAAAGTTCAAACAGCAATGCAAAACTATAAAGACGATAAAGGCAATCCAATTATGGTTGACCCAGACACAATCGTTATCCCAACAAACAACTATGCTCTTAAAGATACTCTCTTAACAGCATTGAAAACACAATACACAAGTGCTATGGGTGACAATGGCGTCAACTTACAATATGGCAACTGGAACGTTTTAATGAGCCCATATCTTAATGGTTTGGAAGGCTTCGCAGAAGAAGACCAAGCTTTCTTGGTAATGGACGTTAAACGTAACAAAGAATCGGTTGGTTTCATGTGGTATGATAGAACTCCTCTTGAAGTTACAACATATACAGATAATGGCAACAAAGCTATGATTTGGGACGGACGTGCTCGTTTCGGAGCTGGTTTCGGTGACTTCAAAGTATGTTCTTATGTATGTACAGGTACAGCACCTAAATATACAAAATACTCAACAAACGCAACAGCAATCGACGAAGTTTTAGCTTAGTTATAAATTAGAGGGTTAATAGCCCTCTAATACATGGAAAGAAAAGGTCACTCCTTGGAATTCCTCAATAGGAGAATTTAATGAAAAAATGGTCAGAAATACAACAAGCAACATTAAATAAAATGTTTATGGTATTGACAGACATTAACGAAGATGTTAATGATTATTTGTCTAAAATGATTTATTTTGCTAATGAAGCTTTAACTTTTATTGCTAATGATTTGAGACCAAATGTTAGACATATTCAACTAACTTATAAAGGTAACTTTAATTTTGATATTGAACACGATGTCGTAAAAGAAAAATATAATTACTATCGCGTAAAGACTGAAGGAACGTTCGATAATGAATTGGTAAAATATGGAGATTATATTTATTCTAATGGAACAGATTGGGTGATATCCAAAGGAAATATGATATTTGAATTTCCAGACGATTTCATATCGTATGCCGATATAAGTTGTACATTTAATCCAAACGAAAATACAGAAGATAGGTTTTTAACACCACAATCCAATGCAACGAAAATCAATATTGGAGAGAAAAAATTATTGTTACCATATAACGGTGTATACGAATTATATTATTACGCGTTATATGGATACATTCCATTGAATCTAGCCGTTTCTGATTCAGATAGAGACTTGACAAAAGACCATTATGATGAAAATGGAAAATTAGATTTTACAGGAATACCACAATCAATATTGAATGTGTTGCCATCATACATAGCTTCTCAATTACAAGGACAAGACGACCCACAAAGGTCTGCGATATTGAGAAACGAATTTGAATTAATGTGTAGTAGATTAGACGATACTAATTTCTATAATATTGAAGGTTTCATATCCGAAGGAGGCTGGGTATAATGTCAAAAAAACAAAATATAATTAAAATTAATAAAATTGGTGATGACTACGAAACGGTTGTTATGAAAGGTACTGAAGGTCGAGATATTGAAATTGGTTTGGCAAGATTCATAGTAGATATTTCAGAAAGACAAAGACAACTCGGAAATCCAGAATTCAAGGAAGAAACATTACTCAATGCTATTAGGGGGTGGGTAAGGTGCATAAAACAGGAGCAGTAACATTCAATATTCCTCAAGGACAATCGTTCGAATCCACATCAATAACTGGATTTAAAGGAATTCAATATTCAGATAATCCGTTGGCGGTAGACCAAGATTCAGCTGCAGATATGTTGAATGTATATTTGAGCGATTCTGGAACGTTAACAACAAGACCTAGAATAGAATACGAGAAAGGAAAGCCTTCCGCTAATTGGGACGAAGTTATAAATAGAATCAAATTAGCTGATAATTTAGTTCTATATCAAGTTAAAGAAATTGAAGTTGTAGATAATCAATCAGTTGATAAGATTAACTTATATAAATATTCAGGAACAACATTAACGAAAATAGACCTCCGAGGAGCAATCATATCGTCTAACAAAATTTCTGCATTCTATAAAGATGAAAAAATATACGTGTTAGATGACGAATATTATGTTATTAAATCAGACAATAAATTATATTTAGTTGAAAATGATGATGATACTTATGTTCCTACAACGAACATTAACAATGTTAAAACCAACTATAAAAATAATGTTTTAAATTCTGACTATTCCATATCATATAATTGGGACGGATATTCGGATATAAGCGAAGAATTAAAGAATTCAAAAACGGCAACAAATGATTATTTTAAAAAAATAGCAGAAGGTGAATATTTATTGGCTCCCCCATCTGATATTACTGAATTGGACGGAACAGTAACTAGATTCGGAGATAATATTTATTACGCGAAAAGAATAAGCAACACGCAAAGTGTTTTATACAATATCAAACGAGAGATAGACACCATATCCGAAGACGACACTCCGTATAATCTATCACATCGATATATTTCGAGTAGTCCGAACGGGGCTTATGCGTTATGTAATGATTGGGACACCGGATATCCTTATGTTGAAAATCTAAGCGATAATACTTCTAAATTAGTAATTGGAAACGATAATTGGTCTGGTGTTGTAGATAATTTGGGGCACGTATATATAGAACAATTAACAAACGGAATTAGAACATTCAGTCAATATAAATTATCTAATGGTACATATCAAATAGTTGGGAGTCCAATATTGAGTTTAAACGATTCCTCAGGAGATGGGTATCATAGTTTTCAGATATATATAAACGAAGAATCTTCTAAAATATTGATGAAATATCACACTAAAAATTCATCTAAAACATCATATTTAATTTATTATATAAATAGTAAAACTATCGTACCTTTTGAATTGGACGACGATTATACTGTTTTTTCTCCCGATTTTAATTATTTTTCTAAATTTTATTATGTTAGCAATCCAAATGGAATATTTAAAAAAGTTTCTATAGATTACGATTCGATAAATAAAACATATGTCGCAAATGAAATAGCCAGTCCAACAATAAATATAGGTCAAAGCACAATACCGCAAATATTCGTTAGTGACATCGGAACAATTTACTATTATCGCAATATAGACAACAAAACGAACATGTATTTCATTTCGAGTGACACATGGAACGTTAATCTCACCAAAACGTTTGACGACGCTTTCGATTTATATTTTTTGAATCCAAATAATTTATCCGATTTTAGATTAAATCAAAACGATAGAACAACCGTGAAATATTACGAATATGTTAAAACAGAAGAACCACTGTTAAAAGTCGTTTATAAAGATTCTGATAGAGAACTCATATCTTATTTGGGAGATATTTGTTTTCGTTTTCAAAACAATTATTGGTTTTACGGGAATGGAAATCGCCTTTGGAGAACATCTTTAAATGACCCGACATATATAGAAGAATATAATTATATTGACGTTGGAAATGATGATAGAATAACTGGTATAAATGTTATTAGTGATAATTTAATTGCTGTGTATAAAGATAATTCATTTTATTTAATAACAAGAACTGAGATTTCAGACGGCAATTATGTATACACTTGTACAGAAACTAAAGGTGAAGTTGGAAATCTTCCTGTGGGACAAACAATAACCACCAAATACAGCGAGTTGCCACTATCCATAGATGACTCAGGAATATTTTATATTTCTCAGTTAAAAAATGTAACTCTATCTGAGCACAATACTACGAGCGTTAGTTCTTTAATAGATAAGAAATTTTTAGCAGAACCAAATAAGAAAAGCATAATCACTCACAATCATAGATATTGGACATATTTTATATTTCCGGGAGATACCGCTAAAGTTTATGTTTACGATAATAGAACAAATGAATGGTATTACTGGGAACTACCTAATGGAAATATAATTTCTTTATGGGAAGAAAATGAAACAGCAGATAATGGTGATATGTTTATTGTAACGAAATATATGACGAACGACGGTAAAACTTATGCGTTAAGAACTACCGATAAGATAGTTAGAATTGATGCGGATAACGAAGACGATTATTATTCAGTTTATCTTGATTCGTTCTCAAATGGAACACAAGAAATCGAATGGTTTTGGGAATCACAAATATTGCCTTTAACATATACGAGATATTCTAAATCATATCCTGCTTTGGGATATAGAAAACAGCTGACTCAAACAGGGTTCTTGTTTACAGATACCGATGAGAATGAAGAATATTCTTTGGATTATAGTTTTAAAGTTTATCGAAAAGCATTATCGACTGTACCAGAACAATCTATATCTGGAACATTGAATAGGGTTCGCTCTATATTAAGAAAAACATATATACCAAGAATAAATTTCTTACAGGTAAAAATTAAAAATAGCGACTTGTCGTATATACATCAAACAAATCTACCAAATACACATAACAAATTAAATCTAATTCAATTAAAGTTTAAATATAAAATTATGGAGGAAACGGTATAATGGAAGTTGAAAATAGACGTTCTGCTAGATTCGATAAAGTAGAATTAGATAGAATCGCAGACCTAGAATATTTCTTGTTTACACTATATCCTCGAAGACTCAGAAACGTCGAAAGAGCTATCTATCTTGGATATGAACCGGAAGAAAGACGATACGACCTCGAACTAGAGGCTTATGAAAAAGAACAAGAATACAGAGAGTTGATGGGTCTAAAGAAATTACCAGAACTCAAAAATAAAAAATTAATTTAGGAGGTATCTATGGATACATTAACACAAATCTGGGCTACATATAAAGGAGATGTTATCCCAGCATTAGTAAGTGCTATGATTGCATTTATTCCGTTTCTTGTTTTTTGGATTAAAGCTAGGATGAATTTATCCAATAAGAAACAAGAAGCTCAATTAGAAGTTATGAAACAAATCGCAGCTAAAGAAGATACTACGCCACAATTAGAAGCATTGAAAGAAGAAATAGTAGTTCTCGAAGAAAGTATTGCAGAAATAAAAGACGCTACATCTAATATGGCTGTCTTATTTAACGCGGCATTCCAAGGATCTGATTTAAGTCCTGAAATAAAAGATAATTTGGAATCATTAAAGAATAAAGTAGTTATTGGAAATAACCAAGACTTAATTACAGACTTACAAAATCAATTAAAAAATGTAAAAGAAGAGTACGAAGCTCTCTTAATTTCTACTCAAAATAAAGTAGAGGATGTTGTCGAAGAAGTTGCTCCAGTAGAGCATAAAATTAAAAAAATAAGGAGATAATATGAAAAAGAAAACAACCTGGATTAAAATATCGCAGATATTGGTTACTGCCGTTCCTCCTGTTGTTGTTCTATGTGTTAAATTTCCAGAATTTATTAAAACTACTGGAACTTCAATTTCAGCAGCCGGGGTATTAGTTGCTATTATCCTGGCTTGCATATTTAGAGACCAAACTAAAAAATTATTGGTGGACAAACCAAGTGCTTTTAAAACTTGTTTGATTATATTTCTAATCAGTTTGATTGCTGTTAGTTTGGGCGAACAATGTTTGTGGATTTCTTCCACAGCATTAATATCAGGAGCTTGCGGAGTACCATTACAGATGTGGTATAATTATGAAACAAAACCAGAATCTACTGATGACATTTTGAAAGGGATAAAAAATTTATTAAAATCAAATAAGTCATCGGAAAGTGAGGGCTCTGACGATGAAAAAGCTTAGAAAATGGTTGTCTGGTATCGTTACCGGAGTATTATTAATAGTTTTATTTGGTGTAATATTCGTAAACCTCGGGTTAGTTCAATTATCACCGTCTTATTTTATTGAATTAGCTATTGTCGCCTCATTGCTTATTATTGTAAAAACTACATGGTACGATAGTGCTGAAGAAAATAGACTGGAAAGAGACGATATAAAATCTGCAGATAATGAGTACGACGACATGGTCGACTCATTAATAACAGATGTTGATGATTTCGAAAAATTCTTATTAATATTAGACCAAGAAAATAAAGAAAGATACATAAAAGCTAAAATGGGAACGAAATCGGCTTATAAATTTGGTCGTAGAAAATATGCTAGATTATATAAAGAATATAAAAGACAAGCGTTCAAATTATACAAATCGATGTCGAAAGAAGACGAAGAAAAACGCAAACAATATATCGATGATAAGTTACAAGGCGAAACGCCGGAATCATTAGGCGAAGCTAAATATTTAAAGCGTTTGACTAGAGTCCAAAATAGAGCTGATAAAATAAAACCCTTAAATAGTTCGGATGTTATAACTAGAGGGGAATGTAAGAAAACATACGACACTAAAAACTATCAAAAGCAAAAGAAAAGAGTTTGGGAAATTTCGAGCACAATCATGAGCGTAGCGTTATCTATTGGTTTAGCAGCTATTGCTTTTAAAGAATTGATGTTAAACTGGGGAAATGCGTTTAGATATTGTGCTTATGTATATTCAATATTACAAACGATAGTGATGACGTTATTGAAAGCCAATAAAAATACTTATAATGAGCACATAGACCATTTGTCTAGATTAACCGTAATATTGAAAAAATATGAAAAACACAAAGAAGGAGGTTCGAGCTCTAATGGCGGTAACAACAATATCTGATTATGAAAAGAAACTCAAATCGGACGAGCGATTTAAAGAATTGAGCGGATATTACGAATCTCTTTTAGGTTTGCAAACAGCTGCTCAAGCAGGATATCAACAAGCAGCTAGTCAAATACAGGAACAAACAACAGCGAATATATCTCAAGCTTATGCTAATTATTTAGCACAACAAAGAGCTTATGCGGAATATCCAACGATATCTAGCGGAGATGTAGCTAGGTTATCCGCAGAAGGTTTATCCTCTTATGGAACTGCATATCAAGCATATAAAGCTAGAGAAACATCTCAATTGAGTTCTACGGCTAGCGAATATCAAAAACAATTAGAAACGGGAATATCTAGTTTAAATAAAGAATATGAATCTTTAAAGAGTATTTATGGTGATATAGAATCCGCTCTAGAAGAATACATTCCAACGGCTCTCGGATATGAAAGAAACAAACCATATGCCGATTATAACTATTCAACAGACGACAAGTCGTTTGGTCGTTTGTTAGCCTTAGGAACAGGAGCAGACCAAGAAACCTTCTTCTCTTGGTTATTAAACGCTCATCCTGATTTAGCGGAGTCATATTTACAAAATAGAGACGTATTTGACAGACTTTTAACCGGATATGAAGATATTGATACTAGAAGAACCGCTACTGTAGACGCGAAATTAAGAGAGTTAACAGAAGAAAGAAAAATAGGAAAAGCCGCTAAAGATTTGTCCATTGGAAGTTCTTTCTTAGTAGACGGCAAATATTATACCAAAACAAGTTCAGATACGAGCGAACTCGCTAAAGACCAAACACAGGCTCGTATAGATTATTCAAATAGAACAATATTTGGGGGAACAAAAACTACTAACGGCGACACCTTGTCTATTTCTATTGCCGAAAACGTCGGAAACGAAAACATAAAGATGATAGATAGAGAAAAGGGCTTCCTAGGTTTAGATACTGGACGAGGCACATTACAAATCGGAGAAAAAGAAAGCGAAGCTAGACAATACGACGTTACCGAAAGCACTACAGACAACAAAGTCATATTAGATTGGTTGGACGAAGCCGTGAATAATAAGAATTTGAGTGCTGGGGATATTGTAAAAGTTACGAGAAAAAAACCCGAATCCTCGGGAGGTCGTTCTTATGACCAATATTATATATATACCGGTTCTCGTTGGTACACATTAACAGACTATAAATCTTAGGAGAATAATATGTCGAGACAATTATATATAAGCGACGAAGATTACTTATATGATTCATTAAAAGATAACGAAATGTTCGATGAAAACGCATATAAAGCTAGCGGATTCGATTATTTGGCTACTTTGGAAATGGGAAAAGATGTTGATTTAGATAAAACTACATATTATGAGTTGCCATCAGACCAAAAAATGAATTATCTGGCATATTCTTTAGGATTTATCGACGACCCTAATATAAATGCAGAATATTTTTCTGCTGTAGCAGATGATTATCAAAAACAATTAGCATGGGATAAAAAGAATTGGTTCGAGAAACTAACATCGTCAATATCATCAACAATAAAAAATGTGGCGACCGAAATTTATGGAACAATAGAATCTATTGTCGATAGTGTTTTACAAGTAGGAGCGACAATAGGAGAAACTTTAAATTTAGACACTAAACAAATAAAAGATATTATTGCGGGTGATTTGACTGGCGTTGGTAAACTTAGAGAATCAATGCAAGAAGAATTAAGATATAATAAATGGTTGAATCAAGGTTTTGGTAAAATGTTAAATGATTCAATAACTTCTTTAGGTTCTTCTGCTGTTCTCGCGGTAAATGCTGTTGTCCCTGGTTTAGGAAGTATTTTATACTATAGTAACGTATTTGGTAAAAGTGTAGAAGAAACCTATAAAACTAGAGGAACAGATATCAGTGCCTGGGAAATAAATACTTATGCTGGTTTAAATACTGCAGCAGAATGGGCTGGCGAACAAATATTTCAAAGTGCTTTTATGAAAGGTATGATTGATTTATCGGCTTTAAAGTCTAGAAATGTATTTTTAGCAAAAGCCATAGGTTTTTTAGAAGAAGGTACAGAAGAAGTAGTTACTGAAATCTTAAACTATTATACCAACAGTTTTTATTCTTCGGTTGTTTCTTCGGACTATAAATCATTTTTGCCAGAAAACGGATTAGGTAGAGCCATATTTGAATCTTTCATTACTGGAGGATTGATGGGGGCTATTTCAACAGGCGCCGGAGCTTTATTCACTCAAAAAATAACATTGCCTAACGGAAAACAACTTAGCAAATATCAATCATATTTGTGGAAACGTGGAAGTTTAGGAGCAGATGTAGCTGCTGTGTCCAATAGAAGCGAAATATATAATTTAAAAGCTAAAGAAGGGGCTTCATATTCACTACAAGAATATTCTGACGCTTATCATAAAGATATATCTACAGTAGAATCTGCAATAAAAGCTCTCGACGCATTGGGAGTTGCTGAAGAAGTAATCTCTAAGGACGCGATGACTAGAGAAGGATATTTTTATGATGAAAGGAATTTAAGAGACGCTCAAAATTCAATCAGAAATTTCTGGTTAGAATACTCAATGAAAGACAAAGTTGCGTATAAATCATTAATCGAAGGTACATTCAAAGAATATAATGAATACGCTGAAAAATTCAATTCTGCTCACCCAGACACAAAACTCACAGTTGTAAACGAACAATCTGACGAATTCAAATTAATCGAAAACGCATTCTCTGGTTCTGGTAAAAAAATAATACCAGTTAAAGTTGGTTCTGAATCAGGTACAGTAGGAAATGCTTTCATAGAAGGTTCTACAGTAGGACAATCTGGAGTTATTTATGTTGATGTAGATATGCTTGGTAGAATGACACCAGACCAAATTTTAACAAAAGCTATTGGTGAAAACATGGTGACTCTTTTAGCCAAGAATAATCAAATTATTTCAGACCCAGCTATCAGAGAAATTTTCGATAGAAAATCAGGAAAAGAATTAACTCAAACTGAGAAAAATTCTATTGCTGTTCAACTATTATCTAATCCTAAAGCGATTGCTAGTGTGGTTGGTTGCAATAGAACGTTAGCCAAGAAAATAATTCAAAACATTCAAAGACGTTTGGGCGTTGAAGGCGGAAGAACTAAATATAGCAAAACGACAATAAACCAATTAAACAAAGTTTTATTGGCATATAAACTTCAACTTTGTATAAATGCGGGTACTAAAGAAGGCGTTGTATATTATGCGAATGAATACAATTTAGACCCTACTGAAATGTTAGAATTATTCAATACTTTAAATGAGTACGACTTTCAACAACATTACATGAGCGAAAGGTTAGATGTTTCTGTTGAATCTAAATCTAGAACAGACGCATTAAACTTCTTAAACAATGCTCGTACAGTAGCAGAGATTCAAAACGAAAACATCGTTTCAGATTTCTCAACACTATTAGACGAGACTATTTACAGACCAGAATTTGTTCAAAGGATAAAAGAAAATTCTCCATATAAGAATTTTGGATACGCATTAAACGCTTTCTTATATCAAACCTATGGTATTTATATCAATATGAATACAGGAACATTCGAAGTAGCGAGAAACGTGTTGCGTGAAATAGACCCACAATTTAGGTTGAAAATGGATTCTTATGGAAATAGATTGTATAATTTAAAACATTCTGAATTAACACAAGAACAATATCAAGCGGAGCTAAATAAAATAGTAGATGAGATGAACAATGATGATTGGTCTGTAAGTAAATTTTACAACCAACAATTCATTAAACATTTGGCGTTAAAAGAAGATACACCTATTAGATTTGAAATTAATGATGACGTCTCTTATGACGCAACTTATAATCCTGCTAAAAACGTAATAACAGTTTATTTGAATAGTTTCGACTACAACCCACAAACAGTTAGCTTGAAATATTTGAATTCCGAGGTAAATGATGTTCGTTCAAGCATATACAACGCGATAATTCACGAAAGTATCCATAGTTTGGCTAATTCCGAAAACAGTTATTACGGAACAAACGTAAGAGCTTTGATTGATTTCTTCAACACCACAAAAGGCGATGTGATTTACAATAAATTAGCAAAACAATTAGAAAGTTATGTTGGTAGTTTGGATAAAACCAAAATGGCTAATTTAGTCTATAACCTTACTTATGGTGAAATGGAAGCGTCTAGATACTCAAATTCTACGCCAACATGGATTAGAAGTTTCATGACAGAATTAGGATATTCTCCTGAAATCGGTTCTGGAATGGTTGTAGACGGTTTCTTGGCAACTAAAGACGGAAAACTTATTGGTAAAGGTGCTTTTAAAGGAATCATTATAACTTTGAAATCGACTATTGCCGCTTCTGAAAAACGAGTATCTTTAGACGCGTTATCAGAAGAAGGATATGCTAAATTATCTGAAACAGTAGATAATAAAGTAGATACCGAAGCCGAAATAACCACTAGAGATGAAAAGATAGCACAATTGCGACAAGCGGTAAAAGATTATGGTTCTGGCAAAGACAAATCTAAAGAAAAATATATTAAGATTGGAAAATTGTCTGACGAATTGAATATAGATTTGCCAGGATATAATTATGATGTTTACGATAGATTAGTTGCTGAACAGCAACGAGTCGAAAAGAAAGAATCAGAAAGAGCCATTGAAGAAAAAGAAGTTCTTACTGAAGAAGAAAAGGACGACAAATTAGACATCAGAATTAAGGCTATTCGCGAGACAGCAAAACAAAAAGACGCGGAACTTTTAACCAAATTGGAGAATCGTTATAAAGTAAACGACAAACAAAAATTGATAGAAGCACTCGGCGAAGAACGCTATAAAAAATTAATCGAAGAATTCGATAAGGTTACAGAAATATCATCTAAAACAGCCTTAAATCATAGGGCTAGAGATATTAAAAATGCAATCGAAAAACACAAAGACAAATTAACTCCTGAGAATTTGAAAAAATTCGAAGAGTTGACGAGAGACTTCGGAGACCGAGCTAAAACCAAAGCCATGTCTTTGGAAGAAGTTTCAGAACGATTAAAGGCTCTAGAAAAAATAAATTATCAATGGAAAAATAAACCTGTTGAAAAAACACAAGATGGAAAATTCTATAAAGAGCAATTAGAGAAATCTAAGACGTTAAAAGAAGACGGCACATACGACTTAGAAACGCTAGAGCAACAAGAACTCACAGATGGATATCAGGTAAGCTTTTTCGAATCTGGAAAAACATATTCGAACAAGGAATTAGAAACAACAATTAATGAGTTGAAAAATGAATTAGATTCCAAAGCGTATATAGGAAGATTCGGAGAACCTGAGATATCTTTCAAAGCGAAAACTGTAGAAGAAGCTATGGGGGTCGCAAAGGAATATAATCAACAATCAATCTGGGATAATGCGAAAGGTGAAGCAATAGATAATCCTGACTATGACCCTTCAAAAGGAAACGCAGCAGCCGGTGAACACGCAGAAGCTCTAAAAAAAGAAAAAATTATTCCTCACATTCAAAATAAAGACGGCACGCCGATAACTCTTTATAAAGGAACATCGCGTCAAGGAATGACTGAATTCGACAATACTAAGAGCGACAAAATAAGAACTATTCCAGGTGCTATTTGGTTGACGGACAGCGAGGCTGTTGCTGGAACATATACTCAATCGAATGAAGGAGCAATTTATTCAGTTCAAGTAACTGCCAATAATCCATTAATAGTGGACGCAGAAGGTCGAACTTTTGAAAAAGCAATCGAAGGCAAATCAACAGACCAAGTTGTCAGAGAAGCCAAAGAAAACGGATACGATTCTGTTATAATCGAAAACGTCGTTGACCCTGGTTCTAGATATTGGGGAGATACGAAAGAAGCTAGAAAACCACACACAGATATTGTAGTTTTCGATAAAAATAACGTAAATATAATTTCTGAACGACAAGCGTCTTTGGAAGCCAAAATCGAAGAAAAACTGGCTGAAAAATCTGAGACGAGAGCGATTTCTAAGAAAACAGATGAACAAGTTGTCGTTGACAAAAAAGCTGTCTCACATGAGATTTCTGAAATCATTACAGAATTGTCAGATACTACCTATAGAACGTCAGATAGATACGCCGGAGACAGAAGAATCGGTGAAAAAACAAGTTTAACCAAAATGGGCGAACGAAAACAATACACCATAGCTTCTCAATCTATGTATTTTGAAAAAAATGACGCGGCATTATCTGCCATAAATAAAAACAACGTTCAAGAAATAATCAACGAATTAAAAACAGACAAAATGGACGTCTTGAACAAAGACTTCGTTTTAGATTATCTTTGGTTGAACAGATATAAATTCACTAAAGAACAAAACGCTCAAATAAACGAACTCATATCTCAAAAGAATACAAGAGTCGGTCAAGAGATGGTGGCTATCAAAAACGCACTAGAAGAAAGCACTCCTTTCAAAGCGTTGGCTAGTGACATTAAACAAGACTACGGCGTAGAAATTAAAATCAATGACGAATTGGCAGGAAAACACGACAGTAATCTAAAAGAACTTGGTTGGGACGGTTATTTGAACAAAATAACCAAAGAAATAGACGACCTCAAAAAAGAACTCAAAAAAACAACTGACGCGTTAAAAAAATATGAGTTAGAGGAAGACATCAAAGACCGTCAAAAATTAGCCAATATTTTAGCAGAAAAAGACGCTGTGGGATTGATGTCTTACGCTTACGACAAGTTCTTAAACCCAAACTATGACTACACAGAAGGAGCTATAAAAGCTAGCGAACTATCTAATGATATACTAGAGACTATGATAGAACAGACAGAAGGTCTCAGCAAATTGTTAAAACCTAAAAAAGACGGAAAACCCGGTTCAATGTTCTCTCCTGCAACACAACAAAAAATATTAAGCTTGGTGAATAAATCTAGGTCATTTAGATATCTTTGCATGTTATCTAGTTTCAGTACAGCAGCAAGAAACGCCATAACAAACACCTCAATAGCAATATCTAAAATATTTGAAGATTTGGCTGGACGAGGAATACAAAAAATTGTTATGAAAGACGCTCCAGAATCTCAAGTAACTTACTATGGCGACTACGACCAAGCGTTCTCAGATTTCATAGATGAGACGTATTCTGAATATGTAAAATCTCGTTCAGGAACAAACACCAAATGGAAAGAAACAGCCGGAGGAGAAGTCAAACAAGAATTCAAAGAGAGAAAAGATAAATTCGCGTTTGCACCATTGAATTGGTGGGCTGGATTAGAAAGAAAGATGTTGAGCGACGCCCCTTGGACAACGAGAAGAACATTGAAAAACTTTAAATCAATGATATCTGGAGCAATGCCACAATTAAAATCAGACATATTGGGTAAGTTATTCGCTATGTATAACGTTAATACGCAAGACGCGTTAGTATCTAAATTATCTAAATCATCTAAAGAAAATTACGACTTGTTTGTTGAAATGAGCAATAACGATTTGATAGCTACTACTAAACTAGCAATGAAATTGAAAACGCCGTTGTTAGAAATGATTCTAAGGAAAGCGGAATATAGAGCCGATAGAATGTATTTCAAAACAGACAATCCAATATCCAGAGGATTAGATAGATTGAGAGAATCACATCCTATAGCACATGATATAATTACTTTCTTCACTCCTTTTATCAAAGTAATGTATAATACTACAATGTATGCTGTAGAGCATTCTCCAATAGGATTAGCTCAAGCGGTTGTTAAACATTTACAAACACGAAATGTTTGGATAAATGATATGAGAAGAGAAATAACATTGTATGCACAATCTCTATATTATACTGAAACAAACAAAGACAACTATGGTTCAGAAGAATTCACTAATTGGGTATCTAAAAATTTATCGGAAGAATTTCAAAACGCATTAAACGGATATAACAAAGGCGTCAAAGAACTTTATAACAGACTCGTTGATGAAGGCAAAATAATGAGCGGTACAATAGGGTTAGACAATCCTTTTGCTAAAGCAGATGTTGTCGAGTTATATTCCAAAGGTGCTGTGGGAACAGCATATTTGATTCTAGGGTTGGTATTGGCGTTAACCGGAGCACTAGGAATTGATGACGACGATAACATGGGACTAGTTCTTAAGATTGGAAACGTTAAAATCAGATTGTCCGATTTAGCACCATTCTCAACAGCATTCTCGTTCGGAGCTGCTTTAATCGGAGCGAGCGAGGGTGAGTTCGGAACAGGACTCAAAAACGCATTGACAACATTCTATGACCAAACTATGTTAGGCACTGTTGAATCGCTGTTCGGATATAACGATTCTATAACTGACATCTTTAAATACCAAGGAATTCAAGTGATACAACAATATATTCCTTCTATAATGAAACAATTCGCCAAAGTATTAGACCCTGCTAAAAAGAAAAAATCTGGAAATTATTGGGATAAACTTTGGATGACAACGGCTTCAAATATTCCTGGGTTGAGTTATTTAGTTCCAAATAAAATAAACCCTTACACAGGATACCCAGAGAAAAGATTTGCCACAGGAAGTATTGGAGAAATCATTCATATGTTCAATCCATTACAAACAATAATAGAAACCAAATCTGACGCCGAGAAAGAAGCTGAGAGAGTAGGAGCAACTACTACTGGAACAACTGGTAAATTCACTATCAACGGCACTGATTATAAGCTTACTGGCAAAGAATACGAAACATATTCTAGAATAAGAGCCGAATATGTTAATGCTCAAATTACAGAATTAATGAATTCCTCTCGTTATAATAGAATGTCTGACGCAGAGAAATCCAAAGAAATTAAAAAAATATATGATAACGCAACAGAAATAATGAAGATAAACTACTGGTTAAATAAAGGACACTCTGGTTATGTGTTCACTGATTACAGTAAGATGAGTGATTATTCTAACTATATAGAATCTTCAAAGATACAATACAGAAAAAAATGGAGCGGTTCTAAATATATTGATTAGGAGGATTTATGAAAGTTTATAGAGTTTACGATAAAGTCGCAAACAGAATAATTAAGATAGGAAAAAGAAGTAACGATTTATATGTGAGTTTGCCTGCTTTAGAACATACTTTAAAAACATACTACGGTTCAGACGTTTGGAGAGATAGATTCAGAATATTAGAATATGATTTAATATTAAAGAAAAAAGAGAGTGATTGATTCACTCTCTTTTATTTTATAATCTTATAACATCTGTTAATTTTCTCATTTTTCCGCCATCTCTAATCATTCTTATTCTAAGAACATTAGGATATGTGTCGGTTGGTTTATATCCTTTCATCTCAGCATAACCACCATATTCCAAAAAGCTATTTGTGTTATAATAAGTTCTATAATGCCTCTGTAATGTTTTGCTCATTGGGTTATAGATGAAAATACTATCGGGATATAATATTTGAGTGTGGGTATGCGAATGAAGATACAAATCAGCATTAGGTATAATCTTATTCATATCCTCTAAAGCGTTTGCGGTAGAACCAGCTCTTCGTCCTCCCCCACTTCCTCCATGTATTCCAAAAACCACATAGGCGTTGGTAAGTTTATCCGTTCCATTTCTTTTTCCAAATAATAATGTTAATAAATATGCTCCAGTGCAATATCTACCTTTTTCTAACAAACCTAAAGACCTAGCGACATATCGCAAAGGGTCTATTCCGCATAGTAAAGAACTCCTATATTCATGGTTACCTTGAGCCAACATTAAGATTTTATCTTTTATTGGATATAACAATTCAACTAATTTTTCTTGTTGTTCTTCCATTGGCATTGTTTCTAAATAAGAGTCGGATTTGCTTGTTTTTAACGCGTTATTCATTAAGTCGCCATTTAATATACAATAACAATTTTTAGTATTTGCGATATAGTCTATTGTTTGTTTTATTAAGTCTATATTACAATTTGGGTCTCCAATGTGTAAATCTCCTAATGGGACAATCTCAATTTCATTGCTTTTAGTCCCTAGATTTATTGTGAGTTCTTTCATATAACTCCTTTTGTTTTTTAATATTTTCGATTACACTATCTACTGATATATTTCCAGCAGATAGTTTTTTTATTGTAGCTTTCATAAAAGGAACTTCATTGATTATCTCTACGGTTTTGAAATATTCGTTTTTAAACAAACGTGTTTTAACTATTTTTAGATTAAATAAAGAATCTGACACGTTTAATTTTTCAAACAACGTTACTAATTTTTCGCAACACTCTTCTAATGTACGAAGTTTTTCAGTAGACACACAATTAATCTTCTTATTTACTTTCGAATTAGATGAGTAATCAGTTCCATTCCCGGAATATATTTGTAATTTATATTCTCTAGTCCTCGAATTCGTCAAAATCCCATTCTCCTTCTTTATCTAAATATTTTAATATCAAATCGAATGTTCTCTTAGGTAAAATTACAGCGGATTCTGTTGTTACCACTGCGTCTTCAACCGCGTCTTCAATCAAATCACTTCTTACTTCATAATCACTGACACTTGTGTTTTCTTCTTTTTCTTCCTTTTCTTCTTTAATCTTTTTCAAAAATTCATCTAAAATTTCATTTAAACTTTTCATACTCATATTAAATCTCCTTAAGTTCTTTAATTTTATCTGTGGCGAATTTAACATACCACTCTTTATCCAATTCAAAAATCATATCTAAATTGTCATTTACTAAAAAACAATGTTCCGGCAAATCAGCTATTTTATCATATCTATCTTTACCGTCTTCACATTTCTTATATTTTTTGATAGTACCATATTTTGTATCGGTAGTTGCCACAACCCTATTCACTTTATTGGCTATATGCGGTTCGCCGTTTATATAATGATACGTTTTGTCATAACTATATCCGGTTTTGGATGTGAAACAGAAATCGAATAAATTATTACATTCGTATATCGTTTTTCTAACAGGAGTTCCGTATATGTAATAATTCAAAATTGCTTTGTGTGTAATCGGAGCGTTCAAATTGCTCAATGCTCGTTTTTCGTCTGCCTGATTAGTCCATTTACCTTTCAATTTTGTTTTGCCACCAGATTTTACCTCAATATAATTATTGACATCTCTTTGGAAAAACAAATCAATATTTTCAAATTCCATAGAGAAATTTGTCATCTTTTCCCAATCGTGCACTATTTCTTTTATTTGTTCTATTTTGTTTCTTTGACATTTAACCAAAATACCGTCTGTGTTAGTCTGTATTATTTTACAGCCAGTCTCTAAAAACAATCTATTAGCCAAAGCAGCTAGCAATAATTGTCCCAGATAACACAAAGAGCTGGCGTTATATTCGTCGAATAGAGCATTATATTTATTTTTCATTGCTCCATAAGTCGTATTTAATATTAATTTTAGTGCCTCTTGTTGAGATTTTAATTTATAATATTTATCTGTTTTTCCGTTTTTTTGTTCTTCTTCGTTCATTTCTTGTTTTAGTTTCACCCTTAAATTATACACATTCTCATACATTTTTGGGTCTTTACAATTTCTAGACATATAATTAAATTTCATTAATAGATTAGGATAATAACTTGTGACGTCGACATTCATCAACACTTCATTTTCGTCAGACCTACAAACACAATTTTCACAAATAGTAGAATGTATTCCACCTACTCCAAAGTTTACTGTGTTGTTGAATAATTGAACTTCTTTTCCTTCATCTGAAATGATTTCGAATAAATCTATTATTTCTGATGGCAACCATTTTCTTATATATGGTTCTACCTTTTCGGGAATAACAAACCTATCACAATGACTCCTATACTTATATTCAGCACCTAAAATCACAGACGCCAACTTAGCGTTAGTACTTTTTAAAGCTTTGTCTATTGGTATATTATACATTTCAGATAGAACTTTTTTACTATCAACATAATCTCTTCTGTATTCTAACAATTTGACTGTAGCCAAAACGTCATGTTTACAATATTTAATTATATCTCTTATATCTTCTTCTGTCAAATCTTTTTTATCAAAACTAACTTCGCTTTCTTCAATACTCATTCCTATATTAGATTCGAATTCTTTCAAAGAACCGAATTTCCAATCGTCATATAAATCACAAAAATTAAACTTGTTCCAAAAATAATAATTGTTAAATGCGTCCGTTTCATTTTCTTCGATTATTGCACATGAAGTTTCATATACTCTCTGAGGGTCGGCGTCACTTATTATGGCGTTCAATATTCTCAAGTCGTAACCTTTTATATTGAATCCTATTAAACAATTACCGATTCTCAAATCTAATATTCGTTTTTTGTAATCAGGTTCTTTAGATGTTATTACAAACATTTCTTCGTTTGGAGGAATGTTATAAACCATGCACCACCAATTAGGAAACACTTCTAAGTCAAAAACTATCTCTCTCACGGCAACTTAAACCTCCATTGTTGGTTTACTCCGTCTTTGGTTGTGCATACAATTCTTAACTTATATTCTTCCGCAACTTCATTTTGGAAATTTCTTCTATTCATTGGTATATAACCACAATCATGACAATATTCTTTGTACTCTTCGAACAATTCTCTAGTCGCTTTCATATTAACTTTTTCTCTGCTCAAATTCATATCATACAAGAATGTTAATGCCGATGATTGGTCGGTTCTAAACCTCTCTAGATTTACTTCAGACGCTAAACATCTAGTGAACGAACCTCTGTTCAAGCATTCTCTTATTGCTGAAATAGCCTTGTATAATAGGTATTCATAATCTCTATCTGTCAATTTATCTAAGAAAAATCTATCTGGATTCTCAATCCTATTATTCATATCTAAGATAATCAATCTTCTATAAAAGCCTGTTGTTTTATCTGAAATAGTAGGCATTTTATTTGTACAGAAAATTAACTTGGCGAAATTGGAGAATGAAAATGGCGATTTATAAATTTCTCTAGCCATGATAGCCTCGCCCGAAACTAACTTTTTAAGTAAACCTGTATTTTTCAGTCCTTTAAAGTTAATATCATCTCCTATGTTTGCCAATTTTCCAAACAATTCGGACACCATGAAATCTTTATCGAGAGATTCCAAATCTAGAAAAGACGTGTTTTTCTGTCCTAACAAATTTGTAACCATGTTTAAGAATGTGGACTTACCTGTTTGACCTTCTCCGAAACAAATAAAGAATTTTTGTAAAACATTTCTTTGTACAAAACAATATCCAATCATTTCTAAGAATAATTTCTTTTTATCTTCATCATTTGCTGATATAGTATTTAAGAAAGTATCTATTATGCTAGAATACGGAACCGCCTCGTCGTAATTATAATCAATATAAATCGTATTATAATTCAAAGGAGTATGAGGATATAACTTCATGGTACTTATATTTAATATACCGTTTTTAACAACAATCTCATTCCAATTTTTATTCACTTCGTCCGCTCTAACATATGTTTTTAGTTTTATAAATTTGATTATTTCTTTTCTGTGTCGTTCTTCTAGTTTTTTAGAATATTCCTCATGTATGGTTCTTTCTAATTCTTTTTCATCTAACAATTTATAATATTTTCCGTTGTAAATATAGGTATTATCGTTACATGTAATCATTTGTTTGTCAGATATTATTTGGGCGGCGATTTCTTCTAGAGTAGCTTTATGTTCTCTCACAGAAGACGGTGCTCTATTGATTAACTCTTCTCTCAATACAGTTGCCGCTAATTCTCGGTCGTCTATCTTGTCTTTTAAAACAAAATCATTCATTATTTTAATACAAGATACCTTCTCTTCCAATGTTAATTCGTCAACATAATCTTTTAAATTTAAGAAATGTTTGAACAACTCTTGGTTTCTTCCGCCATGTTCACCCAACGAAACAAAATCAACATCCACTTTAAGTTTTTTCTTTTCTATCGGAATTAAAAAATATGGTAAATCATCGACATCGCTTGTTATGTCTCCCCAAGTTCTATCTGTATCATGATATGGTAATATTACATATCCTTTTTCTAAACAACGAGTATCAATTTTAATTCCTATTGGAGAATTGAAACACGCTCCTTGACCATAACCCTTAGGATTTTTAAATATAAAGTGACCGCCATGTTTTCCTGTCATATAAGAAAACCTGACTCCTTTCGCTTTCAATATATTAAAAACCACACTAGCGTCTTTTCGATTATCTATATCAACAACGATATACTCTTTGGGAACAATCCAGCCAATTCTATTTTTAGTATTTTTAATATCGTCGAATCTAAGAATTATGGTATTCATAGGTCGTTTACTGTCTTGATATTCTTGTAATGTTCCGTCTTTTACTTGAGGATATATTTCTCTATAATTTGAATTCGGAAACTGTTCGTTGAATTTTAACAAATTATCCATCATATCCTCCCATACAATCTTTTAAAAATTCGTCTATAGATTTTTTATTTTCTATAGCAGACCACACTTTTTCTTCTACAGTACCTTTACTAACCAATACTGTATAATTTACTCTTTCTTGTTGTCCTATTCTAAATATTCTTCTAGTTATTTGTTCGTAATTTAAAAACGAATAGTCATAACTATAAAAAATCATATTACTACAATATTGCAAATTCAATCCTTCTGACTGACTAAATTGCAAAAATAAAATTTGTTTTTCAGGAAATTCTGATGGTGTAGTAGTCCATTCATATTCCAATGTTTTTAGCACTTCTAAGTCATGTGCATATTGATATACGATAATAACTTTATCTGTCTCTTCCAATAAATCTGATAATAGTTCGTTCAAAACTTTTATCTTTTTATTTTCACAAATTTCTACCGCGTTTCCATCTCTATCGTATATAAAACCATTTGCCGCTTGGTGTTGTTTATTTATGGCATTTAAAGAAATTATTGTGTCAGAACATCCGTTTATGTTCAAAATTCCTTTTTGTAATTCTTTATATGTTTTAGATATCATACCGTCTATATAAACCATTCTTGGCGGTAAAGGAGCTTTCAAATAATCAACACAATCTAATAATTTCTTAGTTCTAGAATGTTTGGATATTTTATACATTAATTCAGTCAACAAATAAGGTTTCGTGCCCAACAATAAAGGGACTTTATAACCGGACGATGTGTCTAACATTTTGTAATAGTAATATCTGAATATAAACTCGTCCGAGCTCATTTCAAATTCTTTTATATCGCAATGTTTGAATATATAGTAAACATCCAAATAATTATTTGCCACTGGTGTTCCTGTTAGACCTAACACATATTCTGCTCGTTTACAAGCAACTGAAAACTTTCTAGATGTCTTAGTGCTTTTGCCTTTTAATTTGTGTACTTCGTCTAATATAATATAGTCCCAACTAGATTTATTGAAATCTTTATCTCTTGCTATTTTTTCGTAGTTGAGATATGTTACGTCGTGTTTAGATAAATCATAATTCGTATCTTTTTTCCAAACATCTTCAAGAACCCTTTTTGGAGCAACAATTAACACTTTGCCTGGAGGTAGTTTAGTTAAAGCGTCCAATGCTATGAATGTCTTTCCTGTTCCAGCCTCATAAAATAAACATACTTTTTTACGTTCTAAGAAAAAATTTACACCTTCTATTTGATGTTTAAATAGAGTTATCGCCATTGACGCGTCCTTTTAAGACCTGTTCCGTCAATAAATTTTCTAATACATCAATCCCATCGTTGTTTTCATTTCGTATATATTCGAAACTTTTTTCAGGCAAGGCTTTCAGTATGTCATCATATTTCTCAATGTTATAGTTATCTTTTTCTTGTACAAACAAAACGTCTAAGTCAGATTCCTTCAACATATTCAAAAACTCATTGTTTTCATATTTGTTGAATATTTCAGTAGGACATTGAACAATCATATCACTGTTCTTAACCGTTTCTATTGCTGTTGGAGTTAATTTGTCTACCATTTCGACAACAGCATAATTGGTATTATGTTTCCAACCTAACTCGCTTATGTCGTTCAATTTGTCACCAACTATTATAATACTATTCATTCTTGTCGTTTCCTTTTAAAGAAGAAACCAACGAAATAACCTCGTTCAAATTATCAGTGAGCAAATATATTCCATTGGCTTTTTCTATGTTTTTTTGATGTATTTTTTGTGCGTCACTTTGACTATATAATTTGCCGGGTGCTTTCACTTCTATTCCTACAAAATAACCATTAACGCAACAAACTATATCTGGTATTCCAGGAGGCATAAATTTCGAACCATGAACTTTGAAATAATATATGCCCTCTGAATACAGATAATTCTTAATGTCAGTCTCTACTTTCTTTTCTAACATTTTGCAAATTTAACGACTTCGAAATATTTTCCTTCTTCCATTTCACCAGTAACAATATTTAATCTTGGTGCTTCTTTCTTTGCTGTTCCAATAAATCTTTTTCCGATACAAGCGTTGCCAATAGTATCTAAATCAATCGTTCCTTCGCCTGGGTGTCCCAATGCTTTTAAGAACAATTTATATTTCCACATTGATTTTTCTGTTACATATAGATTTACTGTAATTCTTTCTCCGTCTTCTGATTCACATACAAATTTATGAACTTCTATTCCTTTGTTGGTTGTTGTTTGTTTTTCGAAAGATTTTACTGTTAATGTATAAACTCCTTCTTCGTTAATATATCCGCCTGTAGATATTTCGTCTAAATTAATAATATTACTCATAAATTATTATTCTCCTAAAATATAATTTTTAATCATTTCGATTTGTGTATTTACCGCCGCTAATTTTTTTCTAGAATCTTTCAATCTTCCTTTGAAAATTAAAATTTCTTTTTCGGCTTTTCTTTTTTGCTTAACTAATTTATCAAATTCTTTTACCATGTTGTTTCATCGTCTCCTTCAAAAGGATTCTTTTTAGTTTCAACAACATCTAATTTCTCTTCGATTTTACCAGTTTTTTCTAAAGCATTAATCTTTTCAAAAGTACAATCCTCAACATAAGTTCCTGTACCATCGAAAATTCTCTTAGCCGTTCTAAACTTAGTGTCAATATTAGGATGTGCGCCTAGATAAGTTAAGAATTTTACTTCTTTATCTCCATTAGCGTTTCTCACTGTTTTTCTGCAACAATAAGCAACCACCTTGGCTCTTTCCAATAAAATCTTTCCGTTATTAGACGTCATCTTAGGTATAATTCTTGTTTCAGATTCATCGCTTAAGGTATCCTTACATTCTTTATCTTTTACGTGACATACTGGAACAAAATAGCAATCTTGTGTTCTAGATAATTCTACCATCAAATCTCTACAAACCAATAGCTCTTTTCCAATTGCGTCCCACTCATCAAAATTTAATTTCATTCCTTTCATTTTTGTGAAATACAATTCCATTTCTTCTTGAATAGAACTCCAAGCGTCAAAAACTACTGATTTATATGGATTGTTGTTTTTCAATTCTTTCAATAATTCTTGAATCTTCTTATGAGACAATCCCTCTTCATCGCTCTTAATGTGAAGAACTGAAATCTCTGAATCAGAATATCCTTTAAGAACAGTGCCGCCGCCATCATCACCAATGGTCACATACAACATTGGTTTTGGGAAACTACCAGCAACTGTGGTTTTCCCGGAGCCAGGAAGACCCATAAATAAGTAAACTTTATTTTCAGGTTCTTCTGATATTTTTTTGATTTTATCTAATAAACTCATTATTTTTTATCTCCTTTCGTTGTTAATATTTCGTTCATTTCTCGTAACATTTTTCGTTCTCGTCTGCTCAAATGCATTCGATTGATTGTTACTATAAATCGTGGTGAATAGTTTTCTAGAATATCGTCATAAAAGTCTTTTTTGGAACAACCAAAACTTCCAGCGACTTGTAATTCGTAATCTTTATTGAAAAATAAACACCACCAACCTACATTTTTGAACATTTACACTCTCCTTTTAATTTAGATTTTGTTTGTTTCCAAACTGGCGACGAATGCAGGATTCGAACCTGCGAGTCCTTTCAGACCGACTGTTTAGCAAACAGTTTGTTTAAACCACTCACACAATTCGTCACTGATACCCAGGGGGACTAACCGCACCTGGATATGTTCACTTGAAGAGCAAACGATAGCGAAATCTCTTCACTGCTTTTTTTCTTCTCGTTTTCGTTGAGAATACGCTGATTACTCAGACACTTCGTTTCTATATGTCATAGGAACAACAGGCAACAATGTTTTCATTGCTCCTGCTGAAATATTATATGCTCTCAATTTCTCTCTAAATTCTTCTAAATTAGAATAAGAATCTGCTTGTTCAAACATATAGTCAACATCGTCATCTACACAATAAACAGCAAATCCATTATTTTGAATTAAAGAACAAATAGCAATAATTTCATTGTTAGATAATTTAGGCGTTTCTTTTTTAAGAAAAGATTCCGCTTGGTCTGTGATTATTCCATTAGTAAATATTATGGTTTCTCCACAAGAATCTTCAATTTCTCTCAGATAGTCTGTAAAAGTACCAATGCCATTCATATCGACAATATCTATTCTGTCTGGCACATTGCACAATCTTTTGCTCAATTCTTTCGCTCTCTTTAAAACTTCTTTTTTATTTATCCCGTCAACAAATATAATCATTTCTACTCCTTTTATACCACTCTCTAAATCTGCGTTTACCGATTAATTTCTTTAAATATCGTTCACCTTTGAGCCAACATATAAACTCATAGGTCGCCGTCTCTTCGTTTACATCTCTCATAAAACTCACACCTCGTACATTGATATGAACACTTCTCCAATATATATCCTTTTTGCATATCTTTTATAACATTATCTACATTAGATAAAACCCTAACCAAAACATCTAAATTCAAGGAATTAGAATATAAAGATGTTTGTTTTTTGTTCTTAAAAACTTCTAAAACATCTGAATAATCTTCTATGTTTAAACCCAGTTCATTTATCTTTTCCACATAAAGTTCATATGTGGTGTTTTGGTTTTTATCTTTTGATAACTTACCATTTGCCAATACTCTTGGATAATCTATATCTGATTTAGATATGTTCAAATACCCAATATCAATATCTTCTAATGAAATGTTGTGTTTCTCAGAAAATAGATACGCGTAAATGTATAATTGTTCGTCTACAAAAAGTTCTTCGAATTTTTTAGTTCCAGTACTAAATTTATAATCAACCAAAAGATATCTTTTTGTTTCTTTATGTCTAAGAACAATATCAATGAACCCTTTCAGTTCTTCATTTTGCACTGGTTCTTCTCTATATAAAACATCGTAGTCTTTCAACAATTCATCTATTTCAGATAAGATTACTCCGAAATATTTATGCCAATTTTTTATTCCAAAATAGTCTTTCAGTTCAGGATATAATAATTCGTCTGGAATGTCTCTTGTCAATAAAACTTTGTGTCCCATATCACCGAATGTCAAATGAGGACTTGATATTCTTATTTTCTTATTGTATACCAAGTCCCATTTTTTCTGACAATCTAGATATGTGGTTATTTCGCTATGTGATATTACTTTCATAAAATTTTCCTTTCATTAATATAAAACGATTTAACCCCTCAAATTTAGAATGGTACTTTTAATTTTTTTCAAATGTTTATAAATTGTGTCCATGCTTAAACCTAAATCTTCTGAAATCTCTTCTTTAGATTCTCCACACATCAACTTACAGAATATTGTTTTGTCGACTGGTTCTAAACTAGATTTTACATCTATCAACAAAGTTTCATAATCTAAATTATAACTATCTTCGTCCAAATCAAAATCATCTAAGAGAAGAGTTTTGGGTTTCCTAACAACATCTAGTAATGCATTAGATACCCACACGATAACTCTTCCTATCATGTTTTCTCTTTCAGTAACACCTTCCGATAAACATTTATCTACTGCTTTAATGACTTTAATCATGCCTTCTGAATGTAAATCTTCGTCCAATTTACCATCATTATACTTTCTAACTAAATTATCTACAACATCTTCAAAACTTAATATTAACTCATCTCTACTCATCAAACCTCCTCAATATTACAGATAAAATGTCATCGAACTTTTCTCTTGTTTCCTTATCTGCATATTTCAAGTTTATGTCTGAATATGTAGTTTTGTTTTCTTTTTCGTTTTTAAATACCGTTATTATTCCTACGCCATCTACATATCCATATTCTTCTACTTTAATGTGTGGATATTTGTTTAATATTTCTAAATATTTTTTATTCACTAATTTCCTCCACCAATATAAATTTACAATGAGACCCATAGTCTATTGTATATGATTTATCAGATAAAATTGTTTTCCTATACAGAATAACTTTTTTCCGATATTCTTTTTCCGCTATTTTAATCGCCTCACTTTCATTTTCAAAAGTGCCGTATTCTTTTAAAATGTCGTTCGGTTCGGGAATAATATTTTTAACTAATTTTATTCGAAATTTCATTAACTTTTCTCCAAAAAATATAGTCCTAAAAAGCAAAAACCAACAATTATTTTTATTATAATATGACTCATAATATCACTACCTTTTTATTCTTTTAAAATAGTATCTAGAATTTTGTTCGATTACCCATTAATGACTCGACTATATTTTGCTTTTCGGACAAATACATCTTTTTTAAAAATTGATTATCTTTTTCTAATTCTTTAATGCGTTTGTCTTGTTCGTTTAGTAGAGCACACAAATCCCTTCCCTCTTCGCAATTCATATCAGTACAAATCACAATATGTTTATTGTTTTCGTTATCGAAAATATAAACTAATGCGTTATCATCAATATCAAACTCGGTATCCCAATGTTCAAAACTATATCTTTCTTTTTCTTCCATAATTACTCCTTATGTTTAACTATTTCATACGCAATAAATTCTCCAATCAACGCTACTCCCCATACGATAATCATGAATGGAAAACCTCCGCCAATTTCACCGATTAGAACCAATGTATACAACATCGTTATTAAACCTATTGTTCGTCCTATTAAATTAGATATCACATAAAACCAAAAATTAAAGTTCACACTCCCAGCCACAATACAAAGCAAATCGTCTGGAAAAAATGGAAATATCACTGTTAGCAGATACCACCATTTACCTTTTTTATTGAGTACATCGCTCCATTTCTCGTAATCTTCTTCACTACCGGCACACCACTTTACTGCTTTTTTGCCAAATTTCCAACCTAGAAAATATGCGAGTAAACATCCAGCCATATACGCACTAATTGTTACTAATATAAACTGCCAACTTATTGTACTTATTCCAATGCTAACACTAGCACTTAAAATTGTATATGCTGGAATATTCAATATGGTTACTTGTAAGAACATTATTAACCAAATAACAAGATAAGCCCAATCTCCTGCTTTTTCGATTAAACCACCAAAACAATCTGTAATAACTTTGTGATAAAACAATATTTCAAATGCCAACATTATTGCCGTGGCTATCATACACACTTTTAATATTTTTAATGTCTGTTCTTTATTCATTTTCACTCCTTAAATATTCTACAATTTGATAATAACAATCATAATCTTCCCAATATCTACCTCTATACATATCATACAATATTTTATACGCTATTGGTCTATACTTGCTATTATACAAATGTTCGAATGTTTTAAATTGAGTAAATCTCTCATTGCAAGTATAATATTTCAAATGACACAATTCGTGACAAATGGTTTCTATATATTCTATATAATTCAAATCATCAGATATTATAACATATCTTATTATAGGATTACTTATTCCCATGTCATTCGCTAATCTTTTCTCAGAATAAAAATATACATGAATTCCCACAATATTTTCAATATCTCTTCTTATTTCATTATAATCAGTAGGTATATTAGACATATCGAAATCTTCTGATTTAAGTTGAATTTCTATATCACATTCCACATAGTCCATTCTTCTGCTAAACCTAACTACGCCACCACAAATCACTAATGTCAATGACAATGTCATATTAAACAAAACAACCCAAAATAAAATTCTATTCAATCTGTCCATGTTTTCTTCTTACAAAATCAGATATATCTTGTATCAATTTTTTGTAATCAAATTCACCATTCAATGGTACGGCTAATGCGTCTGCTCCATAAGTAATTGTCATTAACCTAAAATTCTGATTATTTTCCATTTTACTTTGTTCCAATGATATTGTTACTCCGCTCCCACTAAACTCCTCTCTAAAACATTCTCCATTTCTAAACTTTTCCAAACATTTCATATAGTCTGGATAATCCATAATATCTTCTACTATCATATTAACTCCTTTTATACATTTTAGTAAAACAATCATGTTTTTGCATATATCTTATGCAATTTTTGTCTACATTCTTAAGCCATTTAGTATAGTCATCGATGTCTTCCATAGATATTTCATTAGCCATCTTTGCGATTTCAATCATAAATTTAAGAGTCGCCGTAAAATCTCTATAATCTATCGTTCCTCGCATAATTCTGATTTCTATGGTTCTTTTTATTGGTTGTAAATTTACACATCTATATCTATAATCATGTCCAGTATAGTTGCTAGTGTAATCGTCTAAAACATTTACAGCGTCATCAAAAGTTACATTTTTCTTTGAGCAATAAAAACTAGACCACCTAGAAATTTCTTTGCTTTCTCGTCTACTAAATTTAGAAATATCGTCTTTAAATTTTTCATAGAAATAAATCATTTTTTGTATGGCAATATCGTCTTTAAATAATGATGTTGATATGTGTAAATGTAAACCACATCTACCAAGTCTTTCACTATTATATCCTCTTCTTTTTAAACTTGTGAATAGTTCTTTCCAAGGCATATTAAATAACGAATTTTCTTCGTGTGGCATTGTAATAATTTCGAATCCTTCAGGCACAGAACCATCTCTCATACAATAAACTTCATCCTTCATTATTTCAATCGTTTTTCTCGACATTCTTTCTGAATTTTTAAGTCCTTCATCTACTTCTAACTCAACTCCAAATCCTTTGAAATCGCTATTAGTATCTTCAACTCTTCCGTTATCGTAATAATATTTATATTTTGGTGTATCGTGATATCTCTTTATGAAATATTTTGAATTTTCAGGACAGCAACAATGAGAACATACAAAATTACCATTCGGAGTAATATGTATCCTATGCTTGCGAGAATCAATCCATTTACCGCACATATTACATTTTTTAAAACAACGATTAAAAGCGACTTTACACATATTCTTCTTATACAAGTTTTTTATGAAATGATATTGTCTACATCCGTCACATTCGAATATCTTTCGTTCTTGTAATAACTTATTAATGCAATCTTTACATAACCATTTATCATCTACAAAAACCAAATCACTAAAAGTTTCAAATGACTTACTACAATGAGAACATTTTATATCAGACGACAAATCTGCATTATCGCTCGCATCAAAAGTAAACACAGATAGAGCCATATTATAAAACGAATCTGTCATATTTTCTCTACTATTCATAAAACTCGCTCTATTAACAGTCAAATCAGACGGATAAACATCCCAAAAACAACGCGAATCGTTTCCGCCGATTCGATATATCAAATCGTCATCGCTATAAGACCAATGCACTACGTCTGCGTTTGTTGACAAATCATTAATGTGTCCGTAACCCCTATCCAGAATATACCCTGGTAATACAACCGAACAATTAGGATAAGTATTGTCTAAAAATGATAAATTTGAACAAACCGCCAAAGTAACAGGCGTCCCTCTTGGAACACCATCAACATTTCTATTTAATACACACTCAATCGCCATAACTATTTCTCCTTATTAGGTTTAATTTTACATTCTTTACAAAAAGCACACGCTCCACAATACGAACAATCGTCACACATAGATTTTGGACAATAATTATCATGAATAAAATAATATTTATTTCCTCGTTTGAAGGGTTTCCACGCAGAATTTTCCATTTTTTCTTTTTTAGGCTCTGATTTTTCAGATTTAAAATCTTTATATTTATGATAAACTCCGCAGTCCCAATAACCATTTTTACCATACACGATTTCACAATTGCCGTAACCATAACCGTATGACGGAACATAATTTTCAAAACTTTTATTACTATAATAGCAATCATCGTTACCTTTAATGAAATCGCCTATCAACTGAACATGACCCGCTCCGTCTAAAATGCACAATTTACTTTTACATAAAGATTTTATTAGAGTTAAAGTATCTTCGTCATTATAAAATGTTCTATGCTTAATAATCAGAGCCAAATAATCAGTTATGAATTTCATTGTATCGTTATATTCTTTCTCACCAGCACAAGATGTCAAAGAAATAATGCCGTTATGAGCAACCCCAATATCTGATGTGAAATTTAATTCTTGCAAATCTTTCATATTTTTAGATAGTGGATATGGGTGGGTCAATTTTGCTTGAACGCCGCCCTGTGTTGTTATTCTAAAATGCATTACATACGGTCTTTTTGTTCCGTATGTGTTTATCGTTTCAGTCAACGCATTATAGAAATCGTCAAAAGTCATAAAACCTTTCTTGATTACGACTTTATTTTTTAACGGAAACATAAAACCTGCTCCGTCATCATTCTTATTCCAACAAGCCTTTAAAGTTTCTTTTGTTGGAAAATCTATATCTTTTGGTTTATATACTATAACACACATTATTTAATAACCTCCGTAAAACAATTTCTTTCTTTAATATAATTTTTAGTAGTATCATTAATACCATTCAACCATTTAGACACATCATCTACTTCATCCCACGATATAGTTTTGGCATTTTTAATTAGATTAAATGTTATATCTAATGCCGACAAAAATGAATTTAAAATCAAAGTTCCTCTAAATATTCTAAATTCTATTGTGCTTCTATTCGTAACATTGACAGTACGATATCGTCCAATTCTCATGTCTCCTTTTACAATACGCTCACAATTATTCTTTGTAAGTTCCTTACCTCGAACCACATCACTATCGTCTGGTCTGAAATATGGGTGTGCCCAACCAGAACTTGTTCTTCTTGAAAATTTAAACATGTCATCATAGAATTTCTCATAAAAATAAATTACTTTGGCAATATTGTCATCTTGTTCTTCCCTAGTGTCACCATATAATAACCTAGACGAGTGAATATGCAGTCCACATCTATTGCCGTTATGACTTTGATAATCTGATTTTCTGAGAATATTCAAAATATTTTCCCAATCTATTTTTAACAATTCTTCTTGTGTGTGTGGTTGTGTTATAATTTCAAAACCATTTCCGATAGAGCCGTCAGACATGAAATATAACTTTGAATATGGATATGGTGTGTTCAACGCGTCTAATATTTCATCTCTAACTTTATAATCTTCACGAGCACGACCCTCAGCGTCATCTTTTTTCTGAACTTCTAGTTCAATCCCAAAGCCTGCGAACTTGCGAGGTCTTTTACATACTCTGTTTTTTAGAAAATAAAATCTAGTTGGGTTACAATGATAACCTCTAACACAGTCGTCTTTTTTAGACATACAATCCTCACAAATTCTATTAGTCAACTTATCTTTAATTACATATTTTCCGCAAATCATACATTTAGCAACATTAGGAATTTTTTTCAGATTTTCTCGTAATGTGTATCCGTAACCATCAATATATATTATTCTATAATCATGTTTAGGAATTCGTTCTTTGGAATATTCGTCTAATACAGTATCTCGCAAATATCCCTCTTCGGTGCTCCAATAATAATCTGAGCCAGCAATTGATATATGATACAACATATTTTCTTTTCTAGCCACATCACAAATAGAATAATCATATACATAATATTCATTATAACAAGTCATACACAAATCAATATTCTCCTTATCAACATGTGTTGATTGCCAAAAATCAAGAATTCTTCCGCAACAACCACATATAATTTTAGATAGGCAATTTATTCCAATGTGACGCAATAACTGGTCGTTTTTAATATCGTTGCCGTAATTATAAAACTCACTATCGAATTGAGCGATAATATTATCTATTGAACCATTCAAAAAGCAATCTTCAGAAAAAGATGATAACATATAGTACTTATATATGCCATAATAGGTTGGTTTATATTTATATTTATATATAATATTATCGCGTTTATTATAAATATATATGTCTTTGTCAAATTCTCTAACAAAAAAATTAGTATTCTCAGGTTCGAGTTTTAATAAATAATTTTTAATCTCTTCTTCCATAATTAATTCTCCTTATCAACCACATGAAAAATCATGCGAAATAATGTTTTCCAAATCTCGTCATGTATTTTCTCGTCTTTGTCTGCGGCTTTTACCCATAAAGAGCCAGTATCAGTTACATCAAAAAATCTTGCAACTAAGTCATCGTCTTCACTTAGTTTCTTTTGGTCAAATTTCAAATCAGCCCATTTAAACATAAATGTTGCAAAAAGTTCATGTAACTCGCTGTCGCTCATGTCAATGTTCCATAATTTGCACCAGTCGATATATTCTTTTATTAATTTTTTAAAAATTACGCTCTCGTCTGATGATGTTTCGTCGCTAGTTATAAAAGTTTCTATTTTCCATAGTGTTAAATCATAATAATCTGTAATTTCAACTCTATCTTTGTCAAAATATACTAGGTCGCCCTTTGCATATTGTTGTCCGTAGTAGTCTACTTTGTCTTCTCTCTTGCTTAAATAATCATTTAATTTGGACAAGAACTTTTTAGCGTCATCATAATTGTCGTAAGTTTTAGCATAAGTATATTCGTAGTTGTATTCTCTATTATCATAGCCATAGTCACTGTATTTAACTATGCAATATCTCTTCATAATCTCCTCCTAGTTGCGAAAATGCACTCCAAAATATGTCAGCCATATAGTCAGGCATAGTGATATCGTCATAATTTGCTAAAATAAACCCATCAGCAAGTTTTTCTAATGTTAAAGTACCTAAAAATAACTCTGAGAGTGGCGATTTCAACTGAATTTCAGTCAATTTAGTCATTGCTAATATTGTATTTTGCATAATAATCATTTCCTTTTAATAAAATATAAATAAAAAATAAGCCACATTATAATGATAGCAACATATTCAACGCCGCAATCGGACTTATATGTAGTTGTAGTCTTTTATAATGTGACTTATTATTACTTATTATTACTTATTTAATTAAATTAAGCGTTGATTGTACCGTCAGCGTTGATTACGCCATAAGCAACAGCCAATGCTTTTTTGTCAGCATATTCGTCAGCGTCAGAGATTAAAGCAATCAAGTCGTTTGCTTTTGTGTTGATTTCGTCTGCTTTAACATCGAACTCAGCCCTAACTTTTGCGATTTCTTCTTTGATTTCTTTTGAGAACTCATATTCTTTGAGAGAAATTACTTTTTTCATGAGTGGGTTGTCGTTTTTTAAATCTCTAATTGTTTTATAAGTTGGGTCAGTAACTTTGATAGCGATAATTGCTTCGTCTTTCGCCTTTGTGTTTTCTTCTAATTTTTTGTTTCTCCATAACATAACTGTATTATACATAATCTTTTCATTCCTTTTATTATTTAGATTTAATTATTTTAAAGTTTACTGTCTATGAATAACCAAAATAGACTATGACGCTATATTGTAGCGTATTTGTAAATGTCGTCAAATTTCAATTATATGGGGCGATTTTTATCTTACAAGACATACTTTGTAGCTCCCACTAAAATGACTTAATATAGTTAAAATTACGGCACTTTTAACTATATTTTTCCTTTTGCTTGTTGCTTTGCGAATGTATAGTTCGCTCAGTCGGTAGGATTAGGTAGCCTAAAATATGTTAAACTATTCTTGTCATTAATAACGAAAAAATCTCGCTCATAAATTTATCAGCGTCTTTACCCTTAATAGTTATCTTTGATACGCACTTATCATGTTTAATTTTGTTTAGTGATATATAGTCGTCACCTTTGAAATCTTTTGTATGATAAAATGTTAGTTTTCTCATATGTGCAAATTTCCTTTTTTTACAATTATATGTAAGTCTGGTTTAATCACATATTCGTTGGTGGGTAGAAAAATTCGCATAAGTCCAGAGCCACGCAAGCAATCAACTCCAACTCTATTCCATTTACTTTCCATAATTATATGAAATGCGTCATACTCACTACATATACCTATTGGTTCGTTTCCATTACAAGCAACCACGAAAAACATATTATAACCGCTTTGGTCGTGTTTCTTGGTTGGCAAAAGCACAAAACTATCAACATCAAATTCTTCAAATAATTATTGCAGGGGTTGTAGCACCCCCATAAATTTTTTGTAAAATTTTTTTACAGTTTTTTTTACAGTTTTTTTACAAAATAAATGGCTACAAACGCCTATTTTCGGGCTTTTTTACAGATTTTACAAAATTTTTACGAAAAAAATAAAAATATTTTTATATATCTTTTCTTTCTCTTATATATTATTATTTAAAAATAATAAAAGTATAAGAAAAAACTGTAAAAACTGTAAAAAAGTGCCTATTTTCGGGCAGTGTAGCGATTTGTTTTGTAAAAATTTTGTAAAAAAAGTGTAAAACCTGTAAAATGAAAAAAATACGAAAATTCTTCGTAAAACGAATATTCTTCGTATTTTATTTTAATGCTAATTTGTAAGTTTCATAACCGTCACTAATGATTAGTGATTTGGTTACACCTAACATGAATGACAAAGCGTCATTATACTCGTAAGGTTGTTTGACATGATTGAAAAGTTCACTAACTTTGGCTAGTGATGACTTTTTATACGCTGGGTTGATTTTAAATTTACCGACCCATATTTTTTCCGATACATCTATTTTGCTATAATTTTCGATTATAAAATCTTCTAATGATAAGTTTAACATATTTTCATTTCCTTTTAATTTTTGATATGAAAAAAGCCTATCTATTTTGGCTGATAGGCTTTTCGTGTGTTGATAGTATTATTCTTCGATTTTTGCTAATTTTTTTATAATGCTTGCGTTTAATGCTTTTAAAAAGTCTGATACACTATACGCCCAGCCTTCTTGTTTTGTGTTTTTTGCGGTTGTTACGAGTTTATATTTCATAGCACTAACCGCCGCTTTTTGTAACATATTTGTTGAAATAATTGAGTTATCTTCTAAGAAAAGCACTTTTCCTAAGATATCTCTTATTTCGTCTTTTTCTTCGCTAGATACAATAACCATGAGTGATTTTCTTCTAGCATTCATATTTGCGATTTTGACTAACAATGATTTTACTTTTGTGTTAAGTAATTTTTTATCGTCTTTTTCAAAATCTTTAATATTTTGTTGTAATTTATTGTCATACAACCTTGACATTTCATTTTTTGTAAACG